TCGCTCATCCCGAGGGTTAATCTTAGGCAAGCCTAATACAAGTCAAGGTGTCTCTTCCAGATACACTCTAACTTCCAGATAGCAATTCTCCCTAAATCCAGATAGGTTATTATTTTTGGGAATCTTGTATTTTTCCCAATTATTTATTTGACTTCAATTATTAATAATTGTAGACTGGAGGTAAATCATTTGTAGTCAAACAACTACACCGCCCTGACGGGATTCAGGAAACGAGATAGAGCGATGGCCCGAGCAACCTGCTACCGAGTGCAGCCGAAGGGATTGGAATTGGGCAAACACCGTAGCCAGTGCAGCGACGATTCGGTGGACCGTGGTGTTCACGTTTTTGGATCACTGTCTGAGTTGTGCGGTGGTGTTCAGGGCTGGCTCGAAGCCAACTGGACTCCGGAGGTAATAGAAATCGAGTGCGACGAAAACGCCTTGGCAGATAACGGAGATTACGAAGGTTACGTGCTCCTAGGCAACCGTGGCGAAATCACAAATCGCAAATCTTTCAAGAATTGGTCTGATCTGATTACGTGGTCAAAGGACTTCCCGGAAACTTTCTAGGGTACTCGCCTGCGGGCACTCTTTGGAGTGCCCATCTCAACAGACCATCGAGGGAGCAATCAACCCATGAAATCCCGCTCCACCATCCAAGTCAAGCACTATTGCCCGTACTGTCAGGATAGCTGCACCGATCCTGACGATCCAACAGGTCAACACGATTGTCGCTATTGCGGAGGCTCCTTTGCATGGCGGCAACGTGAAGAGTTTTTCCGTTTCGCACGACCGGGACGAAGACCAGGATGGTTATCCTCGTCAAAGAATAAACGTCCCGGCGCGTCCAAGGGATCGCTACGAGCCTGATGCCACAACAACCACCACCACACATATAAAGGAAAACCGCAACATGACCGCGCAATTGACAATGAGCAGACATGGTCAGCGAGTCAGTTCCAAGAAACTGGCCGATGGGACTGTGTCGATGGGTCATGCAACGATCAGTCCGCAGGGCGAGATGTTCAGTGTAACGCTCGCTGTGCGCGATGCAGCATTCACGCCGATCTTCTACACGCTGCGTCTGGATCGCGGCGAAGCCAAGCGGTTAGTGGACTATCTGGCCAAGGAGTTGAAAAATGTCCCTGTCGATAACCGATGATATTTTCATCCGGCATGTGCTGGCGTTCCGATTGATGCAAGAGGGAGTTCAAGGGCCAGCCCGAACGGTTGATGCCTGAGCGTTTTGTTACGATGTACAAGGGAGTTTACTATGTCAAAGTCCAGTCGTGTATTTTGGGTCGAATCCGACCGCCCGAATGAAAACTTGGTGCATATGCTGGCCGATGGCCGCGGCGCGCCTTGGGAGCCGATCAGTCCGACGCAAGCTGGGGTTCACTGGCTACCGGATTCGGGGTGTGGTGGTTGGTACTCAAGCGATCTGAGTGGCACGCGGGAGGCATTTCGTTTTTCGTGTGCTGGGCCTGGCGATCTTTTGGACGGCGCGCAGCGGGTCGTTGATTTGTTCGCCGAAGCAAAAAAAGGACTGGGGGACAAGCTAGTTTCTCCTGGCAGTGTGCTGGTTCCCGACGGGCCAAACGATTTTCGGAGGTGCGAAATTCAGTTGGCCCGCGCTAGGTTTTTGTCTGTGGTTGTGGAGACGGTTGGACTATCCACTGCCGTAAATCTGGCAACACATGATTCCCTAATAGCGGCCTCATTGGATCATCCTGGAAAAATCTCGTTCTCCGACAAAGAAGCTAACCGGTATCACGCCACCCGAAGGAAGGCCAGCACACTAGGCCGATGGCTCGCCCGGCATGGCAAGAGTAGTGTTATTAGCTCGGTAGGTGTGGAATCGGTCACGGCGATGCTAACCGGCCCCGATGCGATTACTGTTGATATTTTAGACACACCAAGCGAGGTCTACCAAGAGGATTGGCCGGAATGGGGAAGTTGCATGCATGTCGAAGGGCGCGACACGGCAAAACTGGTCGCTTGGTACGACGATATCAAAGGCTGCCAAGCAATCGGCGCATCAATTGGTGAAAGAAAGGTTTGTCGCGCGCTTTTGTGGAAAGGTAAGTATATTGACAGAATCTACGGCACGCCGCTCGGCGTGCGATTGCTCAAGCAATGGGCGGTAAAACACGGATACATGACATTGGACAGTCAGACCTATGGCCGCGTTTGGCATGTGGACGGCGTGGCACAGCACTTAGAAATTTCAGTCGATCTGCCCAAGGACGGCTTCCCATACTTGGACAGCCTGCGATACTTGCACCAAAAAAACGGGAAATATACCATCTCAACATACAAAGCATGGTCGTGGAAAACGCTCGATCGCACCGACGGCGGCCCCAACCTGGTGGAAGCAATTTGCTCTAGTTGCGACCGCGCTTACGATCCGGAATCGGAAGGGGCAGGAGAATTCTGCCCCAGTTGTGAAGAATCCCGATCTTGCTGCGAACGTTGTAATAACAATTACTGGTCCAGCGCCGGGCGTGAGGTTGACGGTGAGTTGGTTTGTCCGGCCTGTTCCAGCGAGTCGCTCCGGTGTGCCGAATGTCGCACGCGCACTTTTGGGGGCCTGGATGATGACGATCTTTGCGAAAATTGCCAGCAAGAATCAGAACCAGAACCGGAACCCGAACCCCTTGCCATTGAATCCTAAAGGAGTTTGTAGCCATGAAGATCACTAACCTAACCTGGTGCGCAGAACGCGAAACGCATCTAGAACATCGGGATTTAATTTCCCTCCTAGCCTACCGATGCCTACAGGACGCTCCATCGCTACTCGGCTCGTCTGATAGTCGTTGGAACTACCAAGACAACGGCGCGGACATACTTGCAGTAGCTCATTGCGATCACTACAACTACGGCGCGCCGATCCAAATAACTGGCAAAGGTAAGGTAATTAGCTCGGCGCTAGACGATCGCGCAGGGCTTCACGCTATTCTTGACTTGCTTCCACTCTACGGAATCGCGGTCGATACCCTACTTACTACCGACGAAGAAAGAGGGCAATCCACAGCGAGGGATTGGCTGCGCTCTAACGGTGGTAAATTACCTAAAGACTATCGGTACGTCTTTAGTTTTGACCGTGCCGGCCGTGATGCTGTCTATTACGAACCGATGCCGGCGGAATTTATCGACGCCGCAAAAGCCCATTGGGAGATAGGACTAGGGTCTTATTCCGACGTTGCCGAATTTGAGCTACTTGCGCCACATCTCAATTGCGGCATCTCCTATCGATGTCAACATACTGGCGCGTGCAATCTCTTCTACTCTGATCTGTTGGAGTGTGTGGAGCGATTCGCGCGCTTTCACGCTAACACCTTGGGCATGCGCTGGACGATGCCAACCGAACGCCCGCATAGTCACATCTGGAAATCATGGGATTGGAAAGAAACGTCACCGGGCAACTATCGCCTGCACGAGCTATCCGACGAAGACTTGGAGTCCGCTCCCCGTTGGGATAGGTGTGGGCAGTGTGACGGCTGGTTTCAGGTTGACCAGTTGGACCATCGCGGACTTTGCGAAGATTGCCGGCCCTAGACATTGAAGGGAGGGTTTATCGGTTTTTTACTCGCTTGCGTCCTGGTCTGGGCGGCCCTCTGTGTTTGGGCTAGCCGACAAAAGTAACTCACAACCCCCTAGGACCGGCCTAGGGGGCATCTTTCCTCAAACAAAGGAGTCTGTTAACCGTGTCTCGACTATCAACACTCTACAAACGACTTGACGCGGCCCGTCTCAATGCTGGGCTGGGCGATGAGTCCGCCTACGCTGATATGGATAAGCTGTCGTGTCTCATCGCCCACCTAGAAGCCCGCGAACACCAACACCGGTCCCGGCGACATCGCCAAGTGTCCCGGCTACTCCGTGACCGGGGCCTACGGATTTTGTTCGGCCTGCCAGTCGGAACAGGCCGCCTAGCTTGCTAGTTGAAAATGCCCGGATAGCTCACTATCCGGGCATTTTCGCGCCCATCCTAATCCGGCACGACCAGGCTTTCCCCGTCACCGCACCCCCTCATGCCGGAGCGGAAAAACATTCAGTAAAATTAACCTTGCACATGCCGGAGCGTTTTGTTACGATGGTGTAGCACACGACATTAAGGGAGTCAAAACGTGAATAAAAAGCAAACCGAAAAAGTCGAAGCAATCAAGCACCTCCGAAAGCTGCTCAAGCGCGGGTCCACGGTCTACACCGTGCTACGAAGCGTGTCCAAGTCGGGCATGTCGCGCCGGATTGACCTTTACACGGTCAAGAAGAATCAGATCGTGTTTATCACTGGTTTGGTATGCCATGCCCTGGAGTACAGTCTACCAGGCAAACATCAAGGCTTGTTCGTTCAGGGGTGCATGGACATGGGCCTTCACCTTGTCCATAGTCTTTCCTATGCCTTGCATGGCATGGATAACCACGACAGCAAAGGCAACAGGCGATCCGGCTACACACTCGAACACAGGTGGATTTAACCATGATAATGGAATTCCTGAAAAGAGAAGTAGCCCAAGCTGGCTACGCGATTTCAGCAGCTAGTTGGGAGAATGAAAATCACGCTTATGCCTTCTCTCAAGAGGCAATCAAGGGAACGTATGGGCATCCGGCATTCACCGCCCACTACAACAAATCGACTGGGCAGTTGTCTGTAACAGGAAGGCAGCCAGTCATGATAATAGCCCGACTAACGTGGTCGGGCCTACGGGGTGACGGCGTAGCAATAGAGGGTAGGCTAAGATGCGTAAAGGGCCAGGCCAGTCGGGTACGGACGGGGTAGCTCTCTGTCTATGGGCCGATCAACCGTTATGACGCTCTGAAGCTGAGCCGCAAACTGCAAGACCCCGATGCCGTCATCCCGGCGCGTACACATGCAGGAGCGTAACTCTAACAGGAAAGTGCAACCATGCCTAAAGAGCCGGAACATTCGCCCAGCCCGTTTCTCTTTTGCGGCAATCACGTCGATGATGCCTTTGGCGTGACCATAGCGCAATCGACGCGCTCGTTTGACGGCTTGAACCCATGCTACTACGATGGGTCCAGCTTGAACGCAAGCAACGCCATGCTGTCTCTCGTCAACGGTGGCGATAGCGCTTTGTGGGATTTTCTTGACAGGTATTACCAATACGTTTTTAACGGCAAGGAATACCCTAGGCCAACCGCGTACCCCAAACCAGAACGCACATAGGAGAAGTCACATGATCGCATATCACAACAAGCCTGAACTCAAGAAGCAGTGCATCGAGATTATGCGCAGACATCGCAAGGCCGAAACGCTGGCGCAGAATCACGGATACTGGCATGATGGCAAAGGTTGCGGCATAGGATGCTTACTGCATGAATTAGCCAAAGGGAATGAGTCGGACCACAATCAGTATCCCAAACTGTTAGGTATCCCGACACATATAGCCTACTTGGAGGATTATTTTTTTAAAAACCTGCCCAAAGAATTGGCCATCCAGTTGCCAGAGCGGGTTTTGAAAGCGATCAGGCCGGGAGCAGACTTGAGTCTGGTTTGGCCAAAGTTTGCCTACGCCATTTTGATGGACAAAGAGCATGGAGCTATTAACCATTGCCAAGAAACCAAAGCAGTAGAGCAGGTTGCTGGGCTATATAATCGTGTGATCCACGGCGAGTTTGTAAGCGACAACGAATGGCGGACGGCGGCGGCGGCGCGGACGGCGGAGGCGGTGGCGGCGGCGGCGCGGACGGCGGCGGCGTGGGCGGCGGAGGCGGCGGAGGCGGCGTGGGCGGCGGCGGCGGCGGCGGAGGCGGCGGCGTGGGCGGCGTGGGCGGCGGAGGCGGCGGCGGAGGCGGCGGCGGAGGCGGCGGCGTGGGCGGCGGAGGCGGCGGCGGAGGCGGCGGCGGCGGCGGCGGCGTGGGCGGCGGCGTGGGCGGCGGCGCGGGCGGCGGCAGCGGCGGCGGCAGAGGAGGCGGCGGCGGCGGCGGCGGCGTGGGCGGTGTCACGAGGATCACATTGGAAATGGATGGCCGACTTGTTGATCAAGCTTCTGTCTGAATGCAAGCCAAAGAGAAAATGACTGGCAACCTTCTCGTTCCGAAATCTCTTTCACAAAGGAGTCTCACATGGGACTAGATATGTATCTCGAGGCATCGCGGTACGTTGGCGGTTTGGGACGTTACCCTGGCTCCATGTATCAAAAACTTGTTGACCTAACGGGGGTTACGCCCGACAAACACTCTCCCTTGTTTGATGTGAAAGTAACCGTCGGCTATTGGCGCAAGGCCAACGCTATTCATGCTTGGTTTGTAAGGAACGTCCAAGGCGGCAAGGATGACTGCCGGGGATCATACGTTTCTCGTGAGCAACTCATCCAGCTAAAAGAAGCGTGCTTCCAGGTGCTTGACAAGTCCCAAACGAAGGATGGCAAACTGGACGCAGGGACTACATACCACGGCGATGGAATGGTAGAGCATCACCAAAAAGACGGGCAGGTCATCGCTAATCCCGAAGTAGCCAAAGATTTGCTGCCAAATCAGGACGGGTTTTTCTTTGGCAACACAGACTACGATGAACGCTACCTTGACAATCTGCGCAACACCATCGCCATCATTGACCGTGCGCTGGCCTTGCCGGACTGCTGGAATTTTGAATATCGGTCATCGTGGTAACTGGACAATGGACGATTTTGTTTTCTTCTACACCATGATGATCCTGTCCGCATTTTGCGGCGGGATCATTGTGGGAGTTATCGGCACGCTGATCTACGCGGCATGCCGGAGCGAGAACTAGCCAAGGAAGAAGCCTTATGTCATCAATCACCAAAGACATGATGAAAGCTGGATTTACAGAGCAGCAATGCGACCAGATCGTTGAATGCATGAATGTTACTAATGTGTCGATGAAAATCTTTTCGGCTACAGGCATGGCCCAGAAGATGCCAAGAGAAATCGCCTACAATTATCTTATGGGTATATTCCCCATCCTCTTTGCCGTGCATTCAAAAGAAGAGTGGGGCTACGAGATGAGCGACATTGTAGTAAAGCTGGCGACTAAGTATTTCAACATGATCAAAGCTGAGGTAAAATCCATCGCTTCCGCTGGAGCGAACTGATGCGAAGAATTATCGACTTCATGACGGAAGCGGAGTGTGTTCACCTGCGCCAGCAGGGGATGCGCTACTCGGACATCGGCAAGAAGCTGGGCCTGGGCTATAAGACCATCAAGATGATCTGTAGCGATTTCGATACCACCTATCCCAGAGGTCCGGCCAAGAACGAGCGTGACGAGCATGCCGTAGCGTTGCTCACTGAGATCATGAAGGAAGGCTTCTTCGATAATCCCCAATGGAAGATCAACGACCTCATGGAGCGACTTAAAGAAAAGGGCAACACAGCCCCTCGCTCGCTCGTCTACCAACTACTCAAAACACGCTTGGGCTTTCGCTTCGAGCGTGTCCGCATCGTTCCCAAACTGCAAAGGAGTCCGACATGAAAGAATCGTACAAAGACAGCGAAGTCTTCACCAGGATTGGCATTGAATACGACGACAATACGCTGATCCAGAAAGGAAGAACTGTTCCATGAAAGACTTGCATGATATTGCCATAAAAATATTCAAAAGCCTTGAAGAAGAGGTCAAACAAATGACGATCACTCCACAGGAGAAATAATCCCTAGGAGGTTCGTTATGCGTATCCTAATCCTGTCCGTCCTGCTGGTTGGTTGCCAACCAGGGCGGATTTATGTTTACACCCGCACCCTGGCCTACGAGGCCGAGATTGAACTGCATCTACTGTCGGCGAGAAGCCAACAAAACGACCGGCCCCAACCAGAGGACGGAAGTCGTTATTAACGGCGCGAGTCTGCCCTGTCATCTCAAGTGCAAGAAGATCATGGATCGTGCCGGAGCGTGTTCCTTCTACGAGGAGGATATGGAGCCTACGCGCACCATCGCCTGGCTAGTTAGTTCCAATTCCGACTGGCTATTTGCGTGGGAGCAGGTGGACCCGGCCCTGCGCGACTTCGCCTACCAGAAACACATGGACAAGGTGAACAAATGGCTGGACGATGCTGAGCGCGTCATACGCGGATACTGCGCCAAGTACGGGCTGGGCGAGCCCATCATCCATCGTGACATCAAGAGCCGAGTCAAGCGCACCAAGGAGTTGGATCGGTTCATCGACGAGCACTGCCTGGCAGGCGACCATCTGGTCATCCTGCATACGCCCTACCTGTCCGATGACAACCAGCTTTCCATGATGCGGACGATGGCGCGCATCAAGAAGTTGGCCAGTCGCAAGATTGTGCTGCATATGGTGGCGATGGACACCGACTTCTCCAGCCCGCTAGCTGGGATGTTCCTGCATCACGGGTATCAGATTTCCACCTATGCCCGACCCGCCATGTACGACGATTTTGGCGATGAAGTGGTCAAGGGCCACATCCAGAGCGTGGGCGGCATGCGGTATGAGCGAGCTAGGAACCACTTGTTGTTCAACTGGATCGTGAGCATGATCCGCGACAAAGGCTACTCCATCAAGGAACTGGCAAGCTATGCAGGAAAATACTGGCGCGTCGTGGCCGTGGCCAAGGGCGGCAGAAAGTCGGTTCCCATTGTGCTGGCCATCACCAAGAGCAGGGAGACAGCGCGTGCCCTGGCCGGGAAAGATACCAAGGTGTGCGAGCATTGCATGAACTCTACGGACGATCCCTTTTGCGGCCTGTGCAGCCGTCGCACATCGCGCATTAAGATGCTCGTGGCCAGCAGGGGACTCATCTACAACTTCTTTCGCGGGTCGGATCGGTACAGCACCATCCTGGCCGACATCATGCGTACCTGGGAGTTGTACTGCAACAACAACCAAGCCCAGGATCGCAAGCCGTGGGCCAAGAGAATCAGAAAGAAAGATGTTGACCGCAAGTAAAACATTTGGTAACATTTAACCTCGATGGATGAGACAGGAACTCAATCAAACGAGGATGTGATGGAGTGGACGCTGCGGATAGAGAACTGGATACCAGTGTCCGTGAACAAGCTGCTTGGGTCTCATTGGGGTAAGCGTAAGCGGCTCAAGCAGATGGACATGGACTTGATCATCGTCATGGCCAAGAAGGCTGGCATCCCGGCAGCAACCTCACGACGCAGCGTCCACGTCCATATCGTTTACCCCAGGAAACAAAGGAGATACGATACCGACAATCTGTGCAAGTCGCTGCTCGACGGAATGAAGTAAGCTCGCCTGATTGTGGACGATAACCCAAAATGGCTGGCCGGTGTCACATTCACCGACAGCCGCAGCGAACTTGATCAACCCGTTGTCAATGAAGAAGGCCCAGTCGTGGTTCGCAACGACATGGCGATCATTGCGCTGATGAACGGATCAGTCTTGGAGGTTCGGTGCGAGTCGCGCCGGATGCGCAAGTACCGTCCCGTTCCGAACAACTAGGAGGATGGATTGGATCATCGGTTAAGCCGTTTTCGCAAGTGGAACAGACTGGGGGACGTGGTGGGCACGAAGCAATTTTCCAAGGTCGCTGTCCTAACCCGCTTCATCTCACCGACAGAATACGTCTTTGAACGGCATTCCGATGGCAGGATTAAAACCTTCGGCAGCTACCAGGCTGCCTTCGATAAGGTGACGGACCATGAGAATCAGTTCGTCATGGAAATCTACCTATCACCTGACCGGGTGGAAGAGTTCAAAAGGAAGGCGTGATGAATTGGCTTGCTAACTTCGGCCTCATCCTTCAGTGTTTGCTGGCCATCATTGCCATAGGCGCTGGGCTGATCCTACTGATCTGCCACGTTCACAATCACGTTACGGGCTACCGATCCTGGCGGGCAGAGTGCCAGAGCGCCAAGAAGGAAGCTCACGATCTTCAGTTGCGTCTCAACCGTGGAACTAGCACGATAGCGTCCACAAAACAGGAGAAGCACATGACCGAACTCAAGGTATTTCGATTTGGAAAAGGCAAGCACAATACCCGTGAAGACGGAATGTGTGTCATGGAAGCGGTAGCGTATCTGGCCGGAGAGTCGCATAGCAACCATCCTCAATGTGCCTCTCCGGTCATTACCAAACTGGCCATCTGGCTTAATGACACTGCTGGCGATGAGTTGAGGCAAGAATTACTGCTCGATCTTCCGTGGAGGCTAGTCGGAACGCGAGCATCCGATGAAACCGAACAACGGCGTGCATATATGGCTGCTGATTGGGTTGTAAGGTTTGTGACTCCAATCGCTTTCAGGAGAGTCAATTTAGAAAAAGAGGCCGCTTCGCTTGAACACCTAAGCGAAGTAATTGACAAAGAAAGCGCGGGTACGGCGGCGCGGACGGCGGCGGCGGCGGCGCGGACGGCGGAGGCGGTGGCTGCGTGGGCGGAGGCGGCGGCGGCGTGGGCGGCGGAGGCGGCGTGGGCGGCGGAGGCGGCGTGGGCGGCGGCGTGGGCGGCGGCGTGGGCGGCGGCGGATGGTGGTGTGGATCGTGACAAAATTCTACGCTCTTGTGCCGAACTGATCGGCAGAATGGCCAAGCTTACCGAGCCGCAAGAAGTAATGCGGGCCAGACAACGAGAACTACTTGGAGTGTGATTAGCATGAATGGACAATGCAACCTCTACTGGCTATCGTTTGTGCGCGCTGAAGGAAACGCAGGGTGCTGCATTGTCGAGGCAGTGTCAGCCATTGATGCGGCAAAGCAGTCGCACAGGTTGGGAATTAACCCTGGCGGGTCAGTTTTGATTTGTGAGATCGAGACGCTTGGACCATTCGAGAAGAACCGCCTCTACTCCAAGCAAGAGTGCAGCGAACTGGGTACAATCGCAGATGCCAAGATAAAGTGGAGATGAACTGACATGACCGACACCGCCGATTTGGCCGTCTCAGGATCGCCACCGCTTACCTGCGGAACCTGCAAGCACTGGCACAAGAAAATCAACCCCCACAACATTCGTGACGCGCGCGGGGATTGTCGATTCAATCCTCCATGCGTGACCACGCTCCCACAGGGGGCAAATACCTTCTGTTTGTCTTCGTACCCATCCCTGCCAGATAGCTTTCCGGCATGTAGCAAGCATGAGGCTAAGGTAGCTATTGAGGGGTGATTTCGTCTTGACCGACCATGCTGGTTTGGTAGCATTTCCCCATACGCCCCCAGGGGCCATGCTTACCAAGGAATGAACCATGTCGATTCTCAACGCAGCATCAGTCAAGAATGCCCTTGGCGCAGCCCTGGGGCCAGGCGGGTCCAAGATGGCCGAAGACCTCGTGACCTTGTGGCTGGGGTCGGGAGTAACCAACTATAACTTCTCGACCGGGCTTGGCGCGCCGGCTGGGTCGAACGTGACTGCCCAGGAATGGGTCAGTGGCAACAGCCACACAACCATTCTGACGTTTACAAGTCGATCAATCACCATGACCGATGAAGCCGGCGTAGTTGCCTATGGCGGAACCAAGGTTTATGACTTTCCGGCTGGATTGATTCTGATTCGCACAGCCGTGGCCAATTTAACTATTACCAAGTCGGGATCGGGCATCAATGCTGACTTTGATGGCGACTTTGGCGTTGGGACAACTACAGCGGGCAACAACAATGCTCTAGCCACGACAGAGCAGAACATTATCCCGACAACAGCTACGCCTCAAGCGGTGGCAGGAGTAACCACGGCCAAAGGGTTTAATGCAGCAGCTATCGCTCCGCTAGATGGAACCTCAACAGCTATAGATGTGTACATCAACGGGCTCATAGATGATGCCGATCAGGATGGTGGCGGCGCATGGCTAATTAGCGGTGCGCTGACGCTCATTTGGGATTTAGGTGGCGACGTGTAAGGTGGAAATTGCTCAGACGCTGGGAAATAGAAATCTCCCTGTTTGTATCGCTCAGTGGAATGGCCTAGTAAACTAAACCACCGAACGAGAAGAATAGGGAACCCTGAAACCCTGGGCGCAAGCCTGGGGCTTCACTGTTTCTGTGCTAGAAGAAGACCTGTTGGATTGTCTGCACATTTTGCATCTAGATGCCCTTATTTTAGTTAGGAGTCCCCTATGGGAGCCAAGCAACTCACTTATGCCGATGAGGCTCGGCAGAAGTTGCTCGCGGGCGTTTCCAAAGCTCGCAAAAGCCGTCAAATGTACCCTCGGGCCACGGGGCCGCAATGCCGTCATCGATAAAGGTTGGGGCGTGCCCAACATCACTAAAGACGGCGTCACTGTCGCTGAAGACATCGAACTCACCGACCCCTACGAGAACATGGGGGCCCAGCTCGTCAAGGAAGCCGCCAGCAAGACTTCCGATGTCGCGGGTGATGGCACCACCACCGCAACGGTACTGACCGAAGCCATCTATCGCGAAGGCCTCAAGGGCATTACCGCCGGGTCCGATCCGATGGCCATGTCTCGAGGAATCCTCAAGGCAACCGAAAAGGCCGTCGAGGAACTCAAGAAACTGGCCGAGAAAATCAACGCCAAAGACAAGAAGGAGATCAAGGAAGTCGCCACCATATCGGCGAATAACAACACCGAGATCGGGGACTACATCGCTCAGGCTATGGACAAAGTCGGTTCCGACGGCGTCATCTCCATCGAAGAAGGCAAGGGGTTTGTCACCGAAGTCGATTGGGTTGAAGGCATGCAGTTCGACCGGGGCTATCTCTCGCCCCACTTCGTCACCGATCCTGAAAAGGTCATCTGCGAATACGAGAAGTGCTACATCCTCATCCACGAGGACAAGATCGGCAACGCCAAGGATTTGGTCCCTCTTCTGGAAACCATCTCCGCGCTGCAGAATGCAGCCAGCGTCGCGGCCCTGTTGCTGACCACCGAAACCCTGATCGCCGATAAGCCCGAACCCAAGAAGGCGGGCGGCGACCATCACCATGACCACCACGGCGGCGGCATGGGTGGGATGGGCGGCGGCATGCCCGGCATGGGAGGAATGGGTGGCATGGGCGGCATGATGTAATTCACGAGTACGCAAGGCGTGCTACTGAAACGAACCAACTTTTTAACACCGGACGGCACGCACAGCGGTGCCCTACTCAAGAATCAGAAGGATTCACCAACATGAAACTCAGGCCCCTCGATGACCGCGTGGTCGTCAACATCCCTTGATGAACACATCACGTTAGCACATGATTTGAGATCATGAACCGGGCCAGTTCGCGGGCAATGTGGGCTGGCCTACTTTATTATCGTGCCTGATATTTCTCTTTAACCGCAATTCGGGCCTTCTCCTGCATGGCTCGATAGGCTTTCATGAGTTGCAGCATCTCTGGCGGGATTTGGTCTTCCATACCTTTGTACTGGCTTTCCATGACGATCTGGGGCTTGGTGCGGTAGTAAGGGCTCTTGTTGAGCATCTTCTCTATCGCTTGACGGGCGGCGATACTGGTAGCAGTCGCCTGATCCACATCCACCACCCTGGCCCCGGTCAGGAGGTTGAGGAAGTTGGTCAGCAACCCTTTCTTGTCGGCTTCGGCCAGTCGGTCGGCAGTGGAGAAGACGCGCGAGGCGGGCGTGGCTTGGACTGCTTGCGAGATGAACTTGCTAACATCGTCGGGAACGCCGATAGCCGACATGAGGCCGGAAGGCTTAAGGTCTTCCAGTTTGCGGCCTGAGAAGAGTTGGGTTCCTGTGCTCATTTCATAGATGGTTTTGATCAGGGGGTTGCTGGACGAGGCGGCACGCCTGATAGCTTCTCTGGGGCTTCCTGCACCCAAGGCAGCCAAGGCTCCAACCATTTCATCCTCGATGGACAGTCCAAAGCTGGCTAGGAAGCGCTGCTGGCCGGGATCGGCCCCAGGCAGGGGTACTGCCGCACCGGAGGAAACGTAGCTGGGTACGAAGCTATCATCCTGGCGACCGGAGTTGGCTACCTTGATGAGCGAGGTGATCGGGCCGGGGTCGCGGGAGAACTGATCCCCAATACGCCGCATATTGGCTTTCGTGAACGAGTAGAAAGGTATAATGTTCCTTCCCCACTTGCGTTCCCATTCTGTCAGGTTTGAGTAGTCCAGGTGCGTGGTCTTAACCCGCTTGGCTGCCGCCACAGGGGACCAACCGTCGTCGATCAGGCTTTTGAACTGGGCCAGTCGTGATACCTGATTCTGGTAGTGCTGCGCCTCTTCCATCATGCGCAGGTAGCCGCGCCCCATATCGGCAGCGCCACCCAGATACTTGGCTGCCTTGCTGGTCGGGTACATTTCCGAGAGCGGCAGGATGCCAACGGATCGGCGAGCCTCTTGTCCCATCTTGCCTGGAGCGGTCAATTTGATTTGATCGGCGAAGGTTTTGGCAAGCGATTTGTCGGACTGGATGGGGGCAATGTTGTAGCCAATCTCTCCGGTACGTTTCATGCCCTTGCCGATCAGGTCGCCTAGTTGATCGCCTACCACGCCATGAACCACAGCTTCCTCGAATACCTTTTGCATCGGACCAAGCTTGGCGGCATCGGCAAGTCTGCCCGATGAGTAAGCTGCGGAACTAGCCAGGTTGCGGGCTGGGTTGGTTCCGGCCAGTCCCGTGTTGAGCGTGGCATCGGTCCAGTTACGCGACAAGTTGGCGATCCACGGAACAGTCACGCCATAGCGGAACCAGGTGGACATCTTGTCAAAGAGATTGGGATCAGCCACATCCTGGTAGGCTGCCTTGAGTTCCTTGCCCATGCCCTTGACAATGGAAGACTTGACACCCATTTGTTCTAATGGCACATTGCCGCCAATTCTGCGCGACAACTCGCTAGCCCCCGTCTCCATCCCCAACTCTTTGAGCGCATCGGCCAGGCTCATGTACTTGGCCGTATCGCCTGGCAAGGCTCGTTGCGCCGCCAGATCGCCTGAGTATTCCTTGAGCGTGTCGAGGATGTTGTTGAGAACGGGTTTCTGCTTGCCTGCAATGTTCTGGGCATAGCGGATAACATCGACGCTGGGTGACTGGCCGTAGAAGTAACCGCGCTTCACGATGGCAGGATCGGCCTGCGAAAGATGCTTGGCAAAGTCGTAGGACCACTTGGTAGCCACGCCACCCGTGTCCATGACGAAATCAAGTGCATCTTGAAGGTGTTTACCCTGGATTTGTCCGCTACGAATCGCTTTTTCTACATCGTCCTGAGTAGAGGATAAAAGGTGTTTGGCGTTGGCCTGGATGTTGGCGGCAAGCGCAGCCGGGTCGGTCCCGCCTACACGGGCGATGCCGCTGAACTGCGGACTGGTCATGTAGCGTTCAACGTCCGTAGCTCCACCGGGAAGTTGACGATACAAATCTTCGCGGGCCATCTGCTGGCCCTTGAGTTGGTTGCCCGTGTCGGCCTGGCGGCGCGGGAAGTATTCGGTGTATCCGCCATGATGCTCCAACTTGCCGCCGTGACGGACGAAATCAACGTACTCAGGATCGAAGTAGTTCCTGGCATCGACAGCCGCCTTCTGAGCCGTGCTTCGCAAGCTGGCTTCAAAAGTCGGATCGAGAATACCTGTGGGCAGGATGGGTGAGCCGGTTTCGGCGGCAGAGCGGATAGCCTGATTGGACAGTCTGACTGCTTCCTGGCCGGTGAAGCCGTGTTGCTGAAGGAGGTTGAGCGCCTGACTTTCCGTGTCGATGATCGGCTTGCCTGCCCGCATGGAATCGACAAGCATCTGCTCGGAGATTTGCCGGTTCTTCTCGGCTACCAATTGGTATTCGCCTGTGCCGGAGTGGCCCACTCCAGGAGTGAACATGGATTTGACGTAAGCCCAGGGTTGGATTTCAGTCCCAGGAATGCGGGCGACCGTAGCCCAGTCGGATAGATTGCCTAGCCACGTTCCGATGGACTGCCCGATCTTCCCGGTCCCCAGAGGCAGGACGTTGGCCTTGGCCCCGGTCAGGGCTTCGACATACCAGGGCAGGGACTTGACCCCAAACAGACCACCCTGGCCAGCGGCAATCCTCTCCCCGATCCGGGGAAGCAGGGTTCCTGCCTTCTCGGCTGCCAAGCCGCCCTTTACCCCCTTGGTGAGAGCCCCTGCCGGTCCGGTCACGAGGTTGAGCGGGTCGGTCAGGATGTCCATCGTCAAACCGGCAGCAAAGTTGCCCCAAGTATCCTCTGGACCTACGATGCCCCAATTCCGCAGCAGATCGCGGCCAGAGCGTTGTTTTGTCTGGATGAGACCCTGCCCAGGAACATGGCTAGTAATGCCAAAGGTGTCCGATAATGGGATCAGATTGGCCAAGGCCGACAAATCGCCTTCCAGAAGCCCGTAGAGGGCTTGCTGGGGCTTCCCAAGACTCTCTCCCAGGAACTTGATCGGCGCAAACCAAGCCGAGTTAGCCATTGCGGACAGCCAAGACTGGTCCTCAATGTCCTGCGGTTGGTACAGATCGTATAAATCCTGTAGGGCCATAATTATCGTGACGCATTAATCAAGGATTGAAGGAGATTAAATTCGGCAAGGCGACTTGGTTCCAACGATTGAGGATCGACCGATTCTGCATAAGGCATGCCAGCGGAACGAGCAAATCGGTGGTACCAAGGTGGCCTGATAAGATCAGCCATTCTCTCCGAAAGCCTTTGCCTATTAATGCCTTTCATCCTTAAAAGCTGATCGGCTAACGACCGATAATTAGTGTTGGCTCCAACCTTTGAGGCGAGTTTGCCCAAGTCTTCTGGCGTGTTAATCTTGTCTAAAAGGCTAGCAGCAAGCGCATCATCCAACTGAGACTTGGAGATTCCGGTTCCAGATACAGCCTCCTCAATGATCGCCCTGCTTAATGGACTTACTTGGTTTTTGGCTGCTTCCTCCAATGCTTTTATAGCGGCAATCTTTTCGCGTGACTGGATGCCTGATCCCAGTCGATCCGAGAGGGCGTTCTGTTGCAAGGCAAACATCTGCATCTTGGACTGATCGTCCATCATCTGGTTAATGAAGTTGTACCGCTGGCCAACGTCGCGCCGCATACTGCCGATCTCGCCCATCCCATACGTTTGGGGAAAACTCCTGCCGCCCAGCGCGCCACCACTGAAACCCAGGGCATGCGATGGCTCCATCGTATCGTGATCGACGATGGGCAGCATGGACCAGGGATTGAAGGCGGGTCGGTTATGTCGCACGAACGCAGGCTCGTTGCCTGTCATGCCGTAGCTGACCGTGAGAGTCGATGGATTGAACATCCTGGAGATATCACGCTGTTCTTCCATTGGCGTGGTCAAGGGTGGCAAGTTTATTATGGGAGGATTGGCCATGCTATTGGAGATCGCCCCATGCACAGTAGGGTGCAGTATGGGTTTCCTGACCGGCTGGGCATAGGGAGTCTCGACTGTCTGTTTAATCTCGTCGATGAATCGACCTCCAGTGGGATCAGGCGCAGTCGGCAGGAAGAATCGACGCTGGCCAGGCGCAATCGGCAGAAGGTCGTTGATGTCGTCAAACCACATGCTTAGCCTCCGTACATGCCGAGAAGACGGGTGATCAGATCATAACGTTGCGACTGGCCCTGCATCTGATTGCGGGCCTGGATTTCCTGTTGCTGGGCCAGGGCGCGGGCATAGTCGCCATAGATGCCTGCATTGATCCTCTGGGCCTGAAGCTGAGCGTCACGATTGGCCTTGGCTGCATCGAAGTTCAGGCCCGTCTCATTGGCGGCAGCCCCCTGGTAGGCGCGCCACATATTCTGGTTTTGCATCGAACCCAGCATGGGCGACATGGGAGAGAAGCCTCTGGCTGCCATGTTCTGGGCCAGTCCTCGATCCTGACGGGCAGCGTCACCGTACAGTTGTGCCCGCTGGAGGTTGGCCTGGTTGTCGATCTGCCTCTGGGTCCACACGCCCCCTTCGCCTACATAGCGTGGTCGTGGAATCTGGTTGACGGGACGCGAGTTGTAGAAGCCGCTTCCTGACCAGTCGCCATTGCCGCGCAAGAGCTTTTCCAGGAAGCCTCGGCCCAGGTTGCGCATCCGGTTGTTGCCAAAAGCCTGTTCCTTGGCCAGATCATCTTCCCAGGTGGTGAACATGCCCTTGTAGGCGTTCCAGATTTCCGGGGCTTGCGGCGACCGGCTTATATCAAAGTAACGATAGTTGCCGGTCCCCTGCTCGGTATAAGGGCCGATGATCGGAGTGATTCTGGTGGCCATGATAGCCCTTTCTTAGTCCAAGGCTGCCAAGATGGTGTTGGCTGCTTGCTGGTGTCCAAGATTGTCGGGATGAAGATTATCAAACCAACTTGTTACCGACCCGGCCATGTTGACAAATGAGCTAGCTGGCGCGCCAGTCGATGAAGTCAAGGCGATCAAGCACCCAGGCGTTTTTTCGATCTGACTACCCATGCCGCCTCGCTAGTTGCTCAGGAAGCCGTTGGCAACATGAGCGGTTTCACTCTTGAGGACTCTGGTGGTGACGGGAACCCATTTCTTGTTGCGTTTGGTCCAGGTGGTTGCCACCTCCCATTGCTGGGCCAAAGTTATCTGAATTGTATCTCCGGCATTGGGCGGCACAAGACCAGTCCCGCTGGCGGCAAAGGGCAAGCCGGAGGTGCTGACGGTGTACTGGTTGCCGACAAAACTCCCCGGACTGGCGGTCATCCCAGAGAGAGCGTCACCCACAATCTCCACGCCGGTCACGGGATCGGTGGACTTCTTGGGCTCGTCACCCTTGACCCTGGCTGTAAACGAAGTGGCTCCAGCAGCCACGTCGCTCATGACCATCGCAGGAAGGTAGTGGGTTTTGATCTCGATGCGCGTCTGCCTGCGCGCGTAAAGCCCGCCTCCTACGGAAGGCGGCAGACCTGTCTGTGGATTCTGAACCAGATAGGAAGATGGATGGCCTGCTGAAGGGTCGCCTACGCCCAAGGTGGTTCCGCCCTGAACGTCGGCGATCTCGTTGCGGGCAATGCCACGAGCAAAGCTAGGCTGGCGGGCCAGGGCCGAAATAGCCGAAGCCATCTCCCTGGCCAGAGCGTTGGTATCAGTGAACGACCGACCTTTGATGCGAGCCACGATGGAATCAAGCGAAGGCATGGATCACCAGATGGGAGTGAAGTCGTTATGTTCGTAAATGTTTTCCCAGACTAGCCGTGTGTCGTCGTAAGGACACCCTGTAATTAGGGCAACACTTGCCTGGTCCACTTCGTTGTCACCGAGAGAAGGCCAGGGAATACTGGCGGGCATGCCGACCATGTCGCCTCCAGAAGTGCAGGTTCCAAAGTAGTAACCAATTCCAGGGATATCCCATTGGTTGAACCATTCCGGGAAAATTGAAAGTCCAAATTGCACTGTAATGATGCGCCACCTGGTTGTATCTGACACAGTCTGTCCAGTTTGGTAAGGAGTTAGGTCAATAGTTAAGGCGTGGCCCAGAGTCCATTCCCATACCGCAATAGTGCTGGTAACGCAAAATTCGACCGTGGGGTCGCTGCTGCTGCGCCAACCCGTGCAGGTGACGGCGGAATTGGCTTTCTCGGAACGGACCACGTTCATATGCCATTTGTTGCCGCGCTTGGTCGCCACAGTGTCGGTGCGCCATTGTTCCGAAACAGTTACGGGAATGATCTGCCCAGCCACAGGAGGAGTGGTCCCCAGGGCGACCGATGAGAGCGGCCTGCCCGTAACGGTAGCCGAATATGTTTGCCCGGAAGCAGGCGGGAAGGGATCGTCCACTACCTTGCTGGGCGTGACATTGTCGCTAGCCTGGTGCGGTTCGATCCCAGCGACTACGACAGGGATAGTCGTATCCCCGGCAGAAGCATTGCTGGTCACGCGGGCAGGCGTAGTTCTGGTACGCATCTCCACTCGACTGATCAGGCGGGTTTCCAGGCCGCCGCCAACCTTGGTAGGCAGGCCGGTTTGTGGCTTGGAAACCAGGCTGGAGGAAAGGTGGGTAGCCGATGGATCGCCTACGCCCAGAGTAGTTCCGCCCTGGGGATCGGTGATGACTGTGCGATCCAGGGCACGATTCTGCGAGGGCAGGCGGGCCAGGGATGAGAGGGCTTGGGCCACGTCGCGGGCCAGGTCGTCATTGGATTGGTACGACTTACCCTTGATGTTGGCGGCAACCTTGCCCCAGTAGCGGTCCATTAACCGGCTCCGGTAACGGCGATCTCATTGATGACGGGGCGGCTTTCGCCGGAAGAACCATCGAACCTGAATTGGAAGGAGTAGTCAAGGGGAGCATCCTTCTCCTTCTGGGCATCGAGATTTTCCTTGACTACTCCCATGCTCGTAGACATATCCAGGGCGATCTGCTTGGTGGATACGGTGCGACTCTTGCTGGCCGCCCCCCAGGTGGCACGAGCGGCAACCATCGTAGCTGGAGAGGCCAGGCCATCCTTGTAGATGGTAAGCGTAGCATAGAGTGGTGTGGACGAGTTGGGATCAACGTAGGCTGCCATGCTGATGGGTTGCTGACCTTCCATCATGTCGGCATCGAACGCGCCCGTTACCAGCTTGTACTTGATGCCTCCCAACTGAACCTTGTCTCCCTTTTGTGGCAGGATGTCCATTGGCGTGCCGAACTGAATCTCGGCTCCGTTCTGATAGGTGATGACGCGATCCGTGCCAGCCGACTGCCCGTTGACGATGACGGCAGGAACACCCAGGCACGTCTTGGGCTCCTCGGCGAGCGTCAGGGAGAAAGGTGAGTTGACCGACTCGATCTCCAGCAGCGTTCCGCCCGCTTCGATCAAATCCAAAGACCCCGAATCAGCCGCAAGAATCTTGCTCTCACTCGTACCCAGAAGCGGTCGGCCCGTGATAGCCAGCGACATGCACGATGCAGTAATCGGACGAGGATACTCCTCGATCCAGAATCTCTGCTTGCGATAATCGTAACAGATTGCGTGGCGTGGATAGAGGCTTCCTGCCAACGCAACGTACCACTTGATGGTCCCAATCTCTTGATGCACCACTGCATGCCACATACAGGTGTGCGCGTTCCAGTTGAGCCTAAGACCATCCGTGTCCTCCCTCCAGAGATCGGTAATCGGACCGCTCACCTGGGACGGGTTAGGCCCGCCCGTAAAAGCGTGAATACCTTCCCGGTCCAGCATGTAGCACGCCCCCTCGACAGTCACGGCACAGGACTGGTTGATGCAGCCGCGCCCCTTGCAAGCCGGATAGATTTCGCCGTCGATGGCCGGGTCTTCACTGAAGCTGAAGCGATAGATGTTGCGAGTCTTGAGGACGTAGAGGGCGTCGCCATAGACCACAAGCCCCGTAGGAATGTCGCCATCCTGGGGCAAAAGGGCGGAAGCCGTGGTCGGCCACGCTTCCGGCCCGGAGAGATCGCTCCAGCGAACCAGCATCTTTTCGGCAGGATAGCTCTCGATGTTGTAGATGGCGAAGTTGTCGGTTGCCCCCTGGTAAGGGCGTTCGATGGTGAGTTCCTGAGTAGCCGGGTCCACTTCGATAATGGTGTACTGGCTGTTGCCGCAAGTAAACAATCTGCCTACCATCGGAACCGACCATTGCGTCCCGATACCTTGCACCGTGGTTGACCCATTTGTCACTTGGCACGAACCGTCGTAGTAGTCGCGGAAGCCGATGGCGCTGATGCGGCTCTTGAACTCGGCCATGTAGGGCTTGTCTGCCGGAGGCAACCCGTAGAGGTAGGGGATGGTGTAGCCATCCACGTCGGTAAAGGTGATGACATCCGAGAGGGCCAGTTGCGTATCGGACTTGCTGCTGGTGAATTCGGTACTAGCCAGATCGGTCGTCTCGATGTCCAGGTAGAAGTTCTGCACCTGTCCTGTGGTGTTCCTCCAGATTTGGCGTCTGACGATTCTGGGATCGGTCGGAACTTCAATGTTGGCGTAAGAGACATAAAGCTGGCTCGTGACAGTAGCAGGGGACGATATGGGTGAAGGATCGCTCACATTGCCATCGTAATCCACCCAACGCTGGAAGCACTGGTACTGGCCGGAAATGGTGGAGCCGAAAGCTCTTCTGATAGTTGTGTCGTAGACTTCAACATCAAATACAAGATAGTCCCATTCTTCTCTTTGTGGATGTGGCGATGCTGGCGTGCGCTCTGGAGCCCAAGTGAAGCCATACATAAGGCGTTCAAACCGCAGTAAGGCACCAGGGCTGTATCCATAACCAGGAGGAAAATGAGGAGGAAAAAATATCTCATCGGGCAAGGGGACAATACGATCCTTATACTGATTGAACTGAGAAATTCTTGCGTTCAAGGACAAGCGACCTTGTTCAGTAAGACGCAAAGAAGAAAAGCCAGCAAAAAAGGTTTGCCTTGTTGATCGGACAGGTCCATATTGGGAAAAATCAAAATGAACAATCTTTGTGCCCACTCCCGCCGTGGAGCTATAGTCGCCATCTTGTAAAAGGCGGGGCACAACCAAAGGAGCGGGCACGCCTGCTTCGGTCAAGATGCGTTCCTTGCGCCGCATCCTGAGCATGGAACCCAAGCCCGTGGCTACGAGCAGCGTGCCGTTGGAAGCCTGAAGCATGGTCGCTGGGCAGCCGGAAGGCAGGAGGTCGGCAATGATTCCCTGGCGGCGAATGGACCCGACCGTGGAAATGCCGATGGTCGCTGATCCGCTGATCAGGACCGACAACCCACCAGTGATGAGTAAAAACCGCATGCCCTACTCCTAGGCAGCCACGCCGACAATTTGGAAGGTATCGTCCGCCACGGGTACGAAGGCCAGATCGCTACGCATGGTAAACAGCCCGCTGTTGCTGGTAAAGGACGATACCACCCTGGGAACCATGCTGGCGTTCTGTCCGCTGGTAAAGACGATGGCTCCGTTGCGGAAGCAATTGTCGGGATAGGTTGCTCCCGTCAGTCCTCCGGCAAAGGTGGAGATGGTAGGAGCGGGAAAAGCGGCAACCGTCGTGGTTCCCATGCCGTAGAGGAAGAGATTGGACTGTCGCGTGGCAGCCGTGGCCGATCCGGCTAGTTGGGTCACGTCGATCTGGAGGAAGTCGGTCCCGGCGATAAGCGAGTCGTAAATGTTAGCGGGATAGACGCAGTATTCCATCCTGACTGGCCTGGCCCCTGCTACATGCGTGTAGATGATTAATGGGCCAAGAGTATCCGTGTCGGTGGCATCCAGCACGGCAGAGTAGATGCCGCCTGAAATGTGCGTACCGCCACCAGAGTTCTTGTTGGCCAGCGTGGTAGCTCCTGCCTTGCCGAGTTTGATGTCGGTGTCGGCAATAGTCAGGCCGGTCTCGGCTGTGAACCCGTCTGTAGCGTCCACGAAGACCCCAAGAAAAATCTCCTGGCTGGCTGTTGCCAGCTTGAGTGGAATAGCCATCACTGACTCCTGGCGGTGATCGTGAATGTGAACTTGGAAAGGTTGCCAGCCTTGAACGCGCTGGTCCCTTCGGCAAAGTAACCCTGGATAGGCAAGTAGCCCGTGGCCGCTCCCTTGGTAGCTACTGAGGTGATGAAGTAGCCTACCACGCTGACATCGTTGTTGGGCGTGAAGTCGATGGTAATGGGGTTGTTCATCACGCCTGCCGATGGGTCGCCCAGGGCTAGGATGGGACGGGTCGTTTCCGAGTAGTCTGTATATTCCGTCCAACCTGCGTGGGAAGCCATCGTGTCGGTGATGGCGAATCCGGTGAAGCTGGTCACGGATACCAGGCCGACATACCAGGTATTGACCTTGGACAGGTCGCCAATGTAGGTATCCAGGAAATTATTGAGCCCTTCGGTTGTGACCACGCCTACCTCACAATTTGAGGTTTGTAACCAAGCTTGACATCGCCGTCTGCTTCGTGTGAGACTATCGCACGACCCAGGGGTCGGTCAATCTCAAGTAATCCTATCACGGGAGCGGTCCCCACACCACCCATGACCTCGAAGTAGGCTACGGAAGCATAAGCCACCGTTCCCACCGTGAAGCGAATCACCGCTCCGTACTGGCCGTCCTCGAAGTTGCCATCGAGCAACTGGGTGTAGCCAAAGATGTTCCTAGTTGGGTCGAGAACAGGTAGCTGGATGGACAGGACATTAGTGGTTCCATCCAGCCAAAAGTCTACTGTGGGTACATCGTCAGGCTGATCGAGCAGTTGCCACTGGACCTGAAGATACTCTCCTCGTGCCAGCCTGCCCCAATACTGGCTATCCTGGTAGTTGACAGGCGGTGTCGGCCCATAGGGATGAGCGGTGGGAGCAAACAGGTAGATCGTGATGCCCTCGGCAAAAGCCGTGGCATCGGGAATGGAAGCCGTGGGAGCTGTGAGCGTGATTGCGCCGGGCGTGGAGGCTGTGGCGGTTGCGCTGGTGGAAGCGGTAGCCGTGGGAGCAGTGAGGGTGATCGTACCGGGAGACGTGCCCGTGCCTGTATCGTTGGTGGAAACAAAGGCGTTGGCAGTGGGAGCAGTGAGGGTGATCGTTCCTGGAGAGGAGCCTTCGGCAGTGATACTGGGATCGACGGAAGGACCGACCCGCCACAGGTACGTCTTGGGCATGAGAGTCGGAAAGCCCTGCAAGGCTTCCTCGTACTCCATCGCCATCATGCTGTCAGGCTGCTTGCGGTTCCAAACCAGGATGTCGCCAACAACACCGTTCATGTTGTTGGCCCCGCCCGACGTGTTGTTGGCAAAGTCGATGGCCTGGGCTGAACCGGGGGCAGCCGGGGTGATCGAATCGGTCCCCGCCAACTTACCGTTGATCCAGATGGAGATGGCCCCGCCGCCATCGCTGGCGTAGGCGATCCGATACCACACGCCTGTTACAAGCGTCTGGTTGAGGGCAATCGCCCCGCTATCCACGTTCCAGCAGAAGACGCGGGCCGCATTAGTGGACGGCGCGCCTGTTCCTACACGCAGGGAGGTATTGGCATTGGTCGTATCGGTGATGCAGCCTAGATTGGGAAACGCCCCGAACTTGCACCACATGGAGATGGTGAGGTCGGCAATGATTCCGTAAGTGCCGGAATTCCAGATGCCGCTTTCGATTCGGGCGATCTGCGTGGAAGAGGCGCGGCCTGCATGCCCACTGGTAGGACCATCGGGACCGTAGAGAAGGTTCCGCGAGGTCTGGGACATATTGTAGCGTCCCAGCATATCGCGGGTATTGCTGTCATTGATGAAGGGGGGAATGAAGCGATACGCACTGATCAGACCGACAGCCAAAGGATGGTTTAGCTGGACTGAATCAGCATAACGAATTGACCTGCCAATGAAGTTAGAAAGCATGTCATGCTATTATGGTTGCGTAAACGCCGGTGACGTAGACCGTGTGGTTGCCAGGCGTGGCGTGCAAGGCGGCTACGGTATTATGCGTGACGAACACGACGAACTTCTTAGGCAGCGATCCGCCAAAGCAGGCTGCTACCGAGATCGGGCCAAACGGATAGCCTACGTCGGAAGTGTTGGTGACGGTAATGTCGGCAGCCACCTTGCAGATCGAGTTCTTGATGCCGGTGTTGGTGACTGTTTCTGCCGAGTCGGTTCCGTCGAACACGTCAGGCCAGGTCGAGTCCTCCATGATGCCTACCACGCACACCTGAATATGGGTAGCATCAGTCGGGCTGGTTCCTACCGTGATCTTGCCTGCCAACAAGTAGTCCAGGTACAGATTGGACGTGTTGTCGATGAGGGTTGATTCTCGGCCAGCGACGAAGGTAGCCGACGATGCCAGGCTTGCTGGCGAGATCGTGACTGCTGCACTGGCTGCGTAGGCAATCTTATAGCTGGCCATGTTAGTTCTGATACCTCAACGGCCCAGTGAAGTCGAGTGTGAACGTGCCGCCCGTGGTAGTCTTGTCGGACACGAAGTCGAAGTAGCAGACCAGTTCGTCTGCTGACGCTGCCCCACCCCGTCGCTTGTAGATGACAGCGGCCCTGGCCGTGATGGTGGAGGATGGCCAGGTAACGTCAGTGAAGGAAACGTCAAACCGATCATTGGCGGTATCAAGTGCCGTGGTGACGGTGACGGCCTGCCCACCTGCCGTATAACCCGTGCCAGATACTTCGTTGGTGACATTGGAACGCTTGGTATGCGTGTCCTTGTCTGGAGTGTAGGTGGAGGTAACGAGCATGACGTAGAACGTGTCGCTATCAAAGTCGATGCGCCCTTCGTTCACGTCCTCCATCATGCTGTTATAGATAAGATTGGCGATGACCCACCTCCTAGTAGATCGACAGGCTGAAGACCTTCTGGCGTTCGGTCACAGATGTTTCCCAGGAGACGACTACCTGGTAGTTCGAGCCCCTGGCAAACGATCCGCTCACGGAGAAGCTGACCTTGTAGCATCCAGTCAGGTTGCCTGTGTCGAAGGCCGTTGCCGTTCCGGTCGCCTTGGGAACCTGGCTATCGGAGCCATAGACTCTGAAGGTGGGCAGGGCGTCGGCTGAAGCAGGAACGCCCGAAGCGTTCTCGACCTGAACCAGTCCCCATGCCGTTCCGCTTAATGGGAAGAACCCCCAGAACATCATGTACTCCAAAGCGAATCTGCACTAAGTTGTATCTTGCCCAAAACGGCCTGTCAATTGCAGATCACTCCAGGAATTCAGTCTCCACTTCCAGGAGTCCGCCTCGTGTGGTCAGTGAGCCGACCTGCTTGGAAAAAATGTTGACTTCCTCAACCATCCCCCCTGGAGGGCAATCGGAGTGGTCGATGTCGGATACCAGGCCCAGGAAGTCCTTCATGACCAGGACGCGCTTGTGTGGTTCTTGATCCATTAGACATTGTCCTCTGGGTTGGGCAAGACGACCACAACCGCCACCGTGCTACGCAGCATAGTAGTCGCCCCGCTGTAGGCTACCACCTGGACCAGATAGCTCCCTGCCGTAGGGAACATGGCCGCTGTGGTGCTGATTTGGGCCGACTGGACGTTGGCGGGCACGGCTGCCGTCATGGAGAACGTACCAACCAGAACGTGAGCGTCCGTGTAAATGTGCAACTTGAGCGTGTAGGGAACAGCGGCCCAGTCGATACCCAGGTTGGGAGTGGTAATGAGCCGTCCAACCTCTCCAGCCTGGATGTTTCTGCTCATGAGAAATGCACCGGAAGCTCGTGTTCGCTGTCCAACATTACATCGGTATCATATCCGCTGGTCATGGTCAAGTTCAGTGCGGTTGTCGAGGGGATAAGCACGATCTCAGGAATCTCGTAGACCGATGCCATCTCAGCGTCATCCAGTTCATATTCCGACGTGATCGTAAAGCTGATCGGGTAGATCAGCGACACGTCGACGAACATAGGAGCCACGGTGACGGTGGGAGCGTAGGTCGTGATCAGCAGAATGGCCGGGGCAGGCGTAAAGAGCGGCGTGCCGATGACGACCGTGGGGGCGAACGGTGTAATCGTCAGGGCGGCAGCAGTCGGCGTGACCAGTCTGGGCGTAAGGACGGTTGGCGCAAAGGGTGTGATGGTCAGCGTGGCGGTTGTGGGAATGACAAATAGCCCGGCAACTACCGTGGGAGCAAAGGTGGTGATGGTCAGTGTTGCCGTGGCAGGCGTAACCAACCTGGGCGTACTGACCGTGGGGGCGAAAGTATTGATCGTCAACGCCGTGGTAGACGGCGTGATCTTGAGGTCGAGTTTGGGCGCAAATGTGGACAGCGTGAGTGTAGCTGTCGTGGGCGTGACCAGCCTGGGGGTCAGGACGGTTGGCGCGAAGGCGTTAATGGCCAGGGAAGCTGTGGGCGGCGTGACCCTGATGCCAATGACTACTGACGGAGCAAATGGCGTAATCGTCAGCGTGGCGGTTGCAGGCGTGACTAAACGAGGCGTTAGTACCGTGGGAGCAAATGGCGTAATCGTCAGCGTAGCGACAGGCGGGACGATCTTGAGGTCAAGGACGGGCGCGAACGAAGTGATGGTCAGGGTCGCTGTGGTCGGCGTGACCAATCGCGGCGTGAGGATCGTAGGGGCGAATGTGGTGATCGTCAGGGTTGCCGTCGTGGGCGTAACCGTGGCGCTGCCCACCACGCTGAAGATGAATTTCCTCGCGGGACGAGGGTGCCATCTACGACGGAAGAATCTGGTAGACTTGGGATTGCGGCCAGTTAATCGCGCTCGTGTGTACGCCAATCAATTCAACTCCTCATAGATCAGAGTTCCACCCATTGATAGCGAATCGGTGGGAGCGGCAAGAAGGCGAACAACAATGGTCGTATTGGCTTCGCTGGCTTGTGGGCGAGCTTCAGGAGGATACCAAATCTCCAGCCCTTGCCTGGTATTGAAGTAATGCGTGTAGCAAACGACGGCAGTGCCAGTCGAGGCAATGGTGGTATTATTGATCTCGACAGTCGTGTCGCCCGCCGCCGTGTCATTGGGATTCATCGGCGTGGGCGTGGCCGTTGACCCGCCTGAGCCGGACGTTGCGTGTCCGCGAATGATTTGTACGCGCAAAATCTCTTCGGCAGCATCAGCCAGGTCGCTGTACTGGTAAAGCAAAATTCCATGAATAGCCACCGGCTTGTCGTCGGCGGGATCGACTTCAAAAAAGTCTTGTGCCGCTGTCACGGCCACGTTCTCGAAACTAACTGTATAAATACGCCCCATTGTTATCTCCCCATGAAATGCCGCATAGGATTGCGTCTGAATAAGAATGATGTAGGAGCAGCTCCACCCGATTCCGTGAACGCCACAATCACCGATCCCCATGTACGTGATGCGGTCAGGTTGCCCGTGATCGAGGGCGTTCCAGCTTGAGCCACCTTGTAGTGGACGGCACACGACTGGTTGTCGTTGTTTTCGTCAATTTCCTGGGCCTGCGTGCCGTCATCGACTCCCATTGTGGTGCTGCTGCCGTCGTAACCAAAAATCAAGATCACCAAAGACGATCCACTCACGGAGACCGATCCATCTGGCAACTGGGAATTACCAGTTTTGTCGTCGGCTACAACGGTAGGGCTTGCAGCAACCCCATCCCATTCTTGCGCGCCCAGTGAATTACTGTCGCCTTCGTCAACGTGAGAGATGGTGTGTGAACTTCCGCGTGTGCCCCCGATATTGTAACTCAGGGCTAGCTTTGCATGCGATACGCCGCTGCTCGAAAAATACACTTCGCCGTTGGTTGGTTCGGTATATGTGTTCGATTTGTTATCGGTGCATGGATTGATGTCAACTGATGCCTCTCCATGCCATGATCCGGCGGTCCCCGTAATAAGACTCCCGTTAGTAGTAGTGCGAGAGCCGGTTGTTAGCGCGCCAGCGCCTTCGGCAGCCGCGAACGTCCCCAAGAGCGATGCCGAACGCTGGCCAATTGGTGCAGGTGGGGCAGGCTTGCGGAGAATGTTGCTCTCTACTGAGTAGCCGACTGCTGAAGAGGTTGTGACAGTGATTCGATACCTGCCCTCAAGAGCAAGCTGATGGTAAACCGCCGTGTCTTCATTGACCATCGTGTGTGCGGTTCGCCAGCCCTTGCCCTGTACAACGTCGTCGCGGTAAACCTGCTCTATGATGTTGAGCGTGAGATGATCCCGCCAGGGCAGTCCGGTTGACTTCTTGACCGCTTGCAGATTGGCCTGCAAGTCCTCGGTGGACATACCCGCCAACGTCCACCACTCCACGCCATCCAAAGACTGCTCGACATTAAGAGAAAACGTCACGCCCGCGCCGATGCCAACTGGATTAAAACGAACCAAGACTTCGACGCGGTTCAGTTCACCGGGCGGGTTGGCTTCATAGACCTGTGTGCCTGTCCGCACCATGTACGGATGCGTCTCGAACTTCCCCGCATTGCCAAAGAACCAGTCTCGGCTGATGGCTCCAAGTGGGCCACTAGCTCGACAGTGTGCCGGGTTGTGTGCAAACCCAAGCCGCTTCATCACGCCTGCCCAACGGTGATAGCTCCGTTCAGGAGTCCGGTGCTAGTGGTGGAACAATAAACCATGACTGACAAACAGGAATCATCAAAGATTCTGGCCAGTGCCATCTGGTAGGCATCCTTGAGTTCCGAGACGTTGGCCTGACGGTTCACCCAGGTATTGATCCGGCGAACAATGGTGACCCCAAAGTCGCCAGCCGAACCCGTACTGGCCGAGAGTTGCAGGCTGTCCAGAGATTGACACCCGCGAGTTGTGGCTGGGTTGCCGCCGCCCGGAATGAACTGCACCATTTGGCCCACGGTTTCAGCGTTGGCTGGTTTGCTATAGGTCCAGGTTCGCCCTGTGTTGCCGTTGAGGTCGGTTCCTGTCAGCGTGAATACGCTGGCCGTCGCACCCGGAGCTGTGTAAAACTCGCCCCAGATTTCGATGGACTTGTCTGCTGGATTGCGCCCACTAGGCAACGTGCCGAACGTGTTGATATTCTGGGCTGAGGTCGAGTTGCACGCGAAACCCGAACAGTGCCAGAGCCGGTCCAGGAGCGTGGGCTGCCCGATCTGAGCCAGAGCCACTTCACTGTTCAAGCAGTGCAGCGTGTTGCCGTTGGTGGGATTCGTGTAAGGGATCGCACCGGTAGTTGCCTTGGTAGGGACGTAGCCGCTGCCCGAACTAAAGGCGGGCGGATTGCTGCCAGCCGGAGGATCGCCAGCCGCTTTCCAGAGAGACTGCCACGTTCCCGCGCCCTCTGAGGTCGATGATGCCTTATTGATCATCAGGTGTTGAGAGTTGGCGAAGGCGTTGATCAGGTCATCGGTGTTGAGGATGGGCACGGATTTTACCTCATTTAGTTCAATTCAAACAGGTGCAACCTTGTATGTCGGGGACCGCTTGATCGCCGACCAGGGCGGCCCGCTCTCCAGGTCCAGTTCCAGGACCAGAAGAGTTGTTGTCAATCGTTATGACAGGGTGAAAATCCCTGAACTATGAAATCCTACAGTTAGGGTATTTCCGTCCGTCGCTGTGACATCGGCAGGCGTGCTATCTAACAAGCAGTAGCACAGCACCCTCCCACCGCTTTCGTAGATAGCGGCGAACCGCGCCGTGATCGAGCCGCCAGACGCAGTCCACACCACATCCGCAGGATCATCCACCGTCACGGTAGTCGTGCCAGAAAGAGTCAGCGACCCGATGCTCACGCCACCTGTGGTGTAGCCGTTGGCATTGGCATGCTCGTTGGTCACGCCTGCGTAAGTGGTTGTGCCTGCTCCGATGTTGGAGGTAGATAGAAACAACGCCACCAGAAAGGTGTCGGTATCAAGATCGTAAGTACCGTTGAGGAGGTCGGTACGGCCTACTGATGTGAAGGTCCAAGCGCCAGCCGCCACAGATCACCTCCTTACGCTAAAACGTAATAGTCATCCCAGAGTCCTGGGAACCCGATAGCAGAGTTTCTAAAGCTGCCAGCGACCCCCACGCTGCCGCTGCTGTTGCTGGATGCCTTGGCAAGATAGAGCGCCTTCTGGTAATCCAGTTCATACATGGCTTGCAGCTTGGGGTTAATGCGCTGGAGTTTGCAAAACTCAAGCCTGGCACATTGAGAGACTACATCGTAGAGGATGGTGTTGTCAACATCGACCAGATCGCTGATCGTAAACGACACATCCTCCTGCGTTGTCGTCAGGGAAGCCTTGGTATCCAGGTGAGTCGCATCCAACACTTCGTCGATTACCGCTTCATCCACGGGAGGATAGGCTCCATCGTATCCTGTGGGAATGTTGGTACGGTCTGAGTAGGTTCGGATGACAGCGCCTTCATGGATGGATGAGAAGGCCGTGTTCGTGCCGATTACCGAAGTCGAGCCGCTGTCTGTTTCCACTTGGCCGTTCTGGTAATCCCACACCAGGATGTCACGAGGATGGCGAATGTAGCCCATCCTGATTCGCAGTTCCGTAGTAGGGTAGGGCCAGAGCGATAGCACCTTCTGGCCGGTGTTGAGCCGGTCCCTGGAGATAGTAAACCATCGCGGCCTGCCACCCGTGGTCATGTAGCGATAGCGGGCCTCGGTCTCAAAGAAGGCAGGTGGAATGTACTCGATCCAGTTGGACTGATCGACCTGGAGCTTGCCTACACGGTAGATGTTGTCGTTGGTGGGCAGGGTGAACTGGTACTGGTAAAGGGTGTACGATCCTGTGTAGTTGCTGCTGGGAGCATCGTCGGAATCCAGGACCACGCTGGTCCCGCTGTTACGAGTAACAATCCTGGCATGCTTGCCATCGACAATCAGCACACCCTGATTGGCCCAGGTCGGGTACGTTCCGCCCGCAAGGATGGCGGTACGGTTGCTGGCCGTGTAGGTGATCATTCCCGTGGTATAGGTTGCGTTGGTTGTCAGGTGCAGGTAGTCGTGGTAGTAGGGCCAGTTATGGGAAGCAGATACGGTACGCAGGGCTTGGCGGATCGCTTGACGAATGTCGATGACGGTTTCAGGGCTCGCCCTGCCGCCTACCATGCGAATCAACCGCTCCTGGATGTCCTGCGCCGTAAGGTAGTACACTACCTGATCCTCCCGCCACGACCTTCTGCCCTGAGCTTGGACAGGACCGGCCTTTGCTGCTTGTACGTTGGCTTATGGATTCTCGGCTTCTTGAGGAGTTGCGCTTGGGGCGGCTTAGTCGGGTCCATCGGGATGCCGATCTTCATCACCCCGTCTTCCTTGGAAACGTGATACCCCTTGTGCTTACAGACAGACCGAACGTCTGACTCATCCCGTACCCAGGCATCAGGGTCGCCAGGATAAGCAGCCAGGCCGGAATTGTAGGTCTTGCCCGCTATGCTGGCCCCAGCAGCCTTGGCTGACCTCTGGAGCGAATCTATGTAGTCCGGGTCGCGGTCGGCCTGGGCCTGCAAGGCAGCCATCTGCTCATTCCTGATCCGGTCATTGGACACGCAAAAGGGAGCCTGTTGAGGAGGAAGCCTCTGCGACTTGGGAACAAACTCCAGCCTCAGCCGACGGCGTTCCACATCCTCGTGGGCATCGCCTTCATCCATGCCCGTGGCAACCAGACGTTCATATTCTTTTTGAGCCAACGGCTCAGAGAACTTGGTCATTTCCTGGCTTGCTCCTTGGCCTTTCTCTTATCCGCCTCCGCTTGTGCGGCGGCATCGGCTGCCGTGTCCTGAGCGTTGGGCGGCAGCATTTGCAGGGCGGGGAACATGAGCGGAGCCGGGTCCATCTGGCGGGCCTTGCACCAGGCCGCAATGACGGCGTTGAGTTGTGAAGGATCGCCCGTGGTCTGGTAGTATTGCATGAACGCCGGGAACACGAACTGCATCGCCTGATTGATGTTGTCCAGATCGCTCTGGATGTCCAGCGGCCTGCCCTTGCCAGTTTCGACATTGAACGTGGACTCGCGGAAGAGTTCTCGAACGTCTTGAGTGCGAATGGACTGGTCCCAGGCCATCGCTCCGTACTGCCCCAGGATCGTCACCATGTCCTCGCCAGTAAGCAACCACCGGGAAGCAATGGCCTGCTTGCGAGTAACGCGGGCCAGGAACGCCTGCATCTTGGCCGTCATGTCGTCAGGACGCAACCTGGAAGCGTTCTCGACCACCTGGGCTTCATGAGCCGAACGCATCTGCTTATCAAACGTGGCTTGCAGCACGTCGGTCATGCCTGTAATTTGCTCGAACTTGCGCTCCATGAACAGATAGAGGTCGATTAACCCGCCATCAAAGTCCGGCCCCTTGATGTACTCGATTAACTCCTTGATGGACTTGCCTTCGTGGCCACGATTGAACTTGAGGTATTCCTCATCCATTCCGTTCTGGAGCCACGACTCGAACTCGCTGGTCACGCTACTGTCGATAACCCACACGCCACGCGAGTCGCGGTAGGCTTTCTCGGCCATGAAACCCAAGACCCACACCATGAAGTTCAAGTAGCCAATGGCAAACGACAAGTGGGCTACCGGCCAGGGAGAGTTCTTTCTCTCGTGGAACCACAAGGCGGTGAATGGCCACGGATCATCCATGTCGTAGTAGCTGGGCCAGGGCCAACTGGTCGCCACCTGGAACGGCTGGATCGACTGTGACTGCATCGCCATTTGCTCGATGTACGGAGTCATATTGAGCGGGTAGTCGCTCCCGTGAGAAACCACCAGGTACACATAATCGCCAAGAGTTTGGTCGATCTGCACCATCTCCTCAGTTCGCTCGTTAAACGACTTGAGGCGCGTGCCCATTCCGCAACGGCTGAACACCTTCCAGTACTGGAACAGGTTGTTCCTGCGCGTATCGTGCGGCCTGCTATTCCAGGTGGAAGCCGACCCCGTGTGGCTGATCCGGTCGGCATGCAGCATGTCTTCCGTGATCCCATAGGGAGCGTACATATCGGCCACTTCATAGGCGGGATGCTCACACAAGATGGCTACCCACTTGGCGTTCTTGAATCGTGTAGCATCGGGGTCGATGACCACATTGTCGTCACACAGGTAGTTGCTCGACACCAGCCTACCCGTGCCATTGGGCAGGTTGATCAGTTCCGTGTTCAGGAACCCGGCTCCCCGTACCAGAGAATCCCGCAGGCATGTCCTGGATTCATCCTTGAGGGCACACTCCTTGATCGAATAATTGATCATGGCGTCCAGGACGGCGGCCCGGAACGAACGCTGTGTATATTCCACGCTTGCCTGCTGCTCGATCATCATGTACTGCTGCTTGGCCATCTCGTTCTGGACATAAGCAGCCATCGCCTGCGCGTTGCCCCTGGGCGGGACGGGCGTGGGTGTGTTGATGTCGCCCACGATGCCGAACATGGTAGGAGGCGGAATGAACGGCTTGTTAGCCTTGACCGTGGAAACGATCTCGCCGGAGAGCAGGAAGGGAGAAAAGATTTGCACCAGCTTGCCAGCCGCGTTGTCCCTGATCCGCCAGCGCGGATAGCGGCCTGCATTGCCGTCCGTGCCCGCCTGCAAAGAGGTGCGCTCTTCCGAGAACATGCCGATGTCTTTGGTGAACTGATCGGTATAGATGTCAGTCTGATCGCCAACGTAGTAGCGTTCGCACATATCCGCTTCACGCAGATAGTCAGCCCGTTTGACTTCCAAGGCTTTCTCGATCACCTTGAGCCAAACCTGGTTGATCTCAGACTGGTAACGACTAGCTGGTGGCAAGCGTTAGTTCCTTGTCGGATTCCATTCGAGCATTACGTCGGGCTGGCGCAGGATGGGACGAGGCGGCAGCGTTCAGTTTGGAGATCATGGCCGTCTGGGACCGGCACGTCTCTTCAACTACCTTGAGTTGCGCCTCCAATACCGAAAGCCTGCCCATCAAAGCCTCGATCATCCCGGCATATTCCAGCACAGAAATCTTGCTGACCAGTTCCCAGCCTACGTCGTCGTACTGGGTGCTGTGAATGAACTTGGGGTCAGTGACGTGAACGGCATTCTCCACGACGACGTTGGTCATGCCGCGCTGGAGAATCTGGATTGTCAGTCTGCGGTCCACCGGATCACCCGGTCTCCAGTTGATCCGCTGGGGCGGCATCACTACGCCCACTTCCCAGACGTTCCTGTTCCTGCGCTTGACCAGAACCATCTGGCCAGCCGACACGGCAGGCGTGCCGGTGAACTCCTCGTGCAAGCGCGTCAATTCCATTGGGTCACTGATCATGAGATTATCTTTCTCCGCATAAGTTGAGGATACATCTGCTCGTACATCCACAGCCTGGGATTGCGGTCGATCTTGCGCAACTCCTGGGCTGAGTAAGTCTGGCTGTTCGTCTTGTTGGTTCTCCCCGGAGGAGTGAGCCACTTGAACTCGCGGCAGCAGGCGTAGCGGACGCAATCCATGAGATCATTCTTCTTTCTCCTGATCTCATCGGTCGGCTTGCCGTCCTCGCCGCGCTTCTTCTGATAGTAGCGAAACTCCCAGAGCGTGTCGGGAACTTTACCCCGCATGCACACGAATTTGGGTGGACCCGAACGCGGCTCAAGATGCTGCTTGACGCGCTCGATCCCTGAGTTGAGATTGTCTTCCCCGTGAATGAACCTGTCAATACGAGGTTCGACTCCGGCTTCCTTGAGGGCGTTCCAGTAATGCTCGGCAATGGTGTAGCCGTCTTCCTGCCGGATGCGGCCACGGTGGTTGTCGAAGGTGATGTCCTCGACCCAGTGCTGAAGCTTCTCCAGCTTCTCCTTGACCGCCCTGGCCATCTTGAACGCCGTGCAGTTGTAGATCAGAATCTCGTCGAAGGCGATGAGGCGATCAGGACATTCGGGCAGGTAGTGCGGACTGCTCTCAGCAAGGACAGCAACGAACAAGGCAGCCGCCCTGGTGTTGCCGGGGTCCAGAATCATGTAGACCGCATCGTCCCAGGTAATGTCGAATGGGTCGATGACGTGCTTGTGGTGGTCAAACTCCGGGTAGATCAGGAACTTGGTGAACGCCGACTGCCCATGCACCTTGGCAACAGCCGCTTCAGGATCGTCTTCTTCGATCTTTTCGGCGGCAGCCTCGAATGCCTGCTGGTCGATGAAGGGATTGTTCTTGGACTGCAACTCGTAGAAGCTGGTCTGATTGATCGGGTCTCGATCCTTCATGCCCGGCTTGTTAGCCCGCGCCTGGAGGTTGTAGAAGGTGGGCGTAGCGTTCTCAGGCGTGGCCGACCAGAAGACGCGCCCACGCCGGGACACGACGCGCATGCGCATTTCCGAAAGCCACGTCTTGGCCCGTTCATGTTCCTCGTCCATCCACACCAGATCGAACGACACGCCGCGCGGAGGGTCGGAACGGAACGAGTAGAAGTAGATGTTGGTTCCATTGACCAAGCTGACCATGTTGGGAATTTCTTCCTTGGCGTTATCCCAACCTACGTTCTTGACCATGCGCGGCGGAATGAGTGGCTGAGCATCCTGCCACTTGAGAATGTTGGCGACATCGTCTGGATTGTCGTAACGGGGAACGCGCCACAGACCGGGAGCGTAGTTGTAGACCTTGAACGTCTTGCCATGTCTGAAGAGGATGTAATAGAGTAGGCGCAGGTGGGCTTCGTTTGGGCCGACAACCGCGATCTCCAGTTCCCTGGGCTTGTACTTGCCATCGACAATATGACGACCTGTAGCGGCCATCGCCACTTCCGCCCCGGCAGCTACCGACTTCCCGGCACGGTTGGGGCCGACGAGCCCCACCTCATGGGACATGCACTGATGGAAGGTGGACGCATCGGGAGTGGGGACGTAGACCGACAGGGCTTCGCCGTTGCGAACGTTGAGTTCGTTGAGAATGAGTTCTAACTGGTAGGTGTGATCGAGCGACCAGCCATTGCATATCTCGATACCGGATCGGCGCGTGTTGATCTCACGCTCGATCTCGTGTATCGTTTCCTGGGCAAAATCGTTCTGGCCAAAGATGGCGGCAAAACGCTGTTGCTCAGCCTTGAGTTGGGCCTTGGAGCCCCGTGGCCGTCCCATCGGGAGTTTTCTTATCTGGCCACGGCAGCTTACCTCCGTGGTCGCCCATCAGTCTTAGAGCAAACTCCCTTAATTCTTCCGTACTCATCTTCTTGGTTTCATTGGGGTCTTTGAGGCTCGTGGCCTTGGCAATGATCTCTGTGGCATTGATCACGATCTGCCGCTTCACGTTGGGAGAAGCATCCTCGTCGGTAAAGACATCATACCACTTATCCACCAAGCCGTTGACCCCGCCAAACTTCCGTACCAGCGCAGCAGAAATCTCCAGGAGACCTCCCTCTCCCAGATACGACGAAATACCCAGCGTTGGCTCATTGTTTTGCATGAATCATGTCCACATGAAATCCATGATGTCGATCATGGACTTGCAGTTGGCCTTGAGTTCATCCTGAAGCATCCTCTCATTCTCGTTGGCTGCATCCTTGAGTTTTTTGCCAATTGCTTCATGTTCTGGATAGTCCCACTTAAAAATGAGCTTCGACAAGGGCTCGCTACTGCAATGCTGATTCATGAAATTGTGCCATTCATCATACACATGATCTACTGTTGGAACGTATCGCTCATTCCACCACCGATAAAGTCGGCGCATCTCCTTCATGGCATCTCTGTGCTTGTCGTCAGCGTCCCAATCAATATGCCCAGGAGAACATTCCTCTTCAAGGAACCTGCGCAAGATTTCAAACATGACATGAGGCAACAGGTCGCCTCTATCTGTCCAAGTATTCCACGGCATAGTCCGTGGCTTGACGGTTGTGTACCGATGCCAAAAGAAGCACTTGAGCCGATACCATATCTGGTGCGGCCTCCAGTCGTAAGGCACAATCTTCCAATAGAGTTCTTTGATGCTCATTGTTTTGCATACAACCTTTCAGCAGTAAAGATGCGCTTGCGGCCTGCCCGTTTCTTGGGACCAAGCAACTGCTTCTGGTCTACCTCTTCCCAAGTCGTCTCTCCGCGCTGGATGGACTTGTAGACGCGAGCATAGCACTTGAAGCAGCAGCCGCGCACCTTAGCCTTTTTATAGTGACAAGCCTGACATCTCATAAGAGTCTCACTGTTAAATACGGTTCCCTGGGAATCTCTACCACGCCGGGAACCTTGAATCCTCTGGCGAACGCTTCGTCGATCAATTTGGTCATGGGTTTCCAGGTCAAGACGCTTTCCCTGTAGTCGGAAGGAAGGTTCATGACATCAGGGACAGACAATCTGGTTCCTGTTGGCTTAGCCAGCGTAGCTGTGCCCAGAGTGGAGCCAAACTTGTCCATGCCACTGGATTCCATCAAGGCCCGCATCAGGCTGCGGAAGTAATCGACCTGGGCTTCTTTCCTTTTGGCTTTGGCTGCGAAATGGGCCTGCTCCAGCTTGTAAGCAGCAGCTTCCCTCTCAGACTTCCGTATGAGATAGAGTAAAGACGAGAGGCAGTCTTGCGTGCTGGCTTCGAGCCTTTTGAGTTCCGCTTCAAAGGCTTCGCTGATCTCGCCATCACTTTCCTCCAGTAGATTGCCCAGATACTCCCACAACTTGGCCTGGCTTTGTATTTGCTCCTTCATCATTACTCCCTTGGATGGTTTTTACCAAATCTGTTATCTGTTGTACCACATTTTCCAGGGTCTTGCAATCCCCGTTCTGGAACCGGGTCATGGCATAGAGGCATTCCGCTTTCTGCTTGAGGGCGAAGTAGCGTGGACCATGCTCGATAGAGGCAGCGGACAGTTTGGCAGCAAAGTCGGCAAAGGCTACAGGGATGGATGCCTTACCCTGGATGGGCACACCACGGCCCCCCAGGAACGCACAGATCGTCTCGTGGGCTACATTGTCATTCTCCCTGATGTCCCAGAGGAACTGGCGAACCAAAGCATCTGGAACCCCTTCCGGGTCTACCCTGGCCAGAACCGACCTTCCCTCTCTGGTCAGGCCCAGGCCCATCAGCATCCCTACCAGTTCGGAAGTCCACATGCTAATCCCTTATGTGTTCAATGGCTTCGGTTCCATTTGGCTTACCCCACTTTCTGGCCCGGTTGATCAGCAACTTCTCGTGGATAGCTGTTACCAACTCTTCGTAAGCAAACCCGGCCCGGCGAGTAGCGTCAAAAACCAGGAACACCATGTCCGCATATTCCATAATGTCATTCGGCTTGTCCATAGCCTCTTGGACTTCCTTTAGCCAAGTGCTTGAGCGGCTCCTGCGGGCCGCGCTCAACGTCCAGACCAAACGTAGCCTGCGACCAAGTGGATAACTCGTGCCAAAACCTTTCTAGTGTCATGGGCTCTCCAAAAGAAAAGATGCCACGCTGCCAGACAAAATACCTCGGCGTGGCCCAGAGGTTAGGGATGCTTACTGCCACTCGAATTATCGCCAGCAGATAGCAGCAAGCCCATAGCTGGCCTATGGTGCCATAGAGCCCGCTGGCGTTTGATTCTTGATCTGCCTCAAGTAAGCCAAGCCCTCTTTGTTGTTCTTGGGTACAAAGCCGGTCCCCTTGAGTTTGGCAACAATCCACGACTGGCATGGCTCTTTCATGAGTTTGTCAATTACAGCCCCGGCCTGCTTACGGCCCAGGCTCATGTAGAACTCGTCCGCGAACCGCCCCCCACTCAAACTCTTGACCAACCGCTTCTGCTTGTCGCTGGCATCACCCAAGTTCTTCTGTGCCGGCTCCGTGGTACGCACGCCTGACGAATACGACTTGCCACCACCATAGGGATCAACCTCGGTCATCCGGTAGGTAATGTCCGGGGCGATCTCCAAGAGAGCGGCCCTCAAGCCTTTGTAGAATGGCGACTCAAGGCGCTCTGCTTCTTCGACGATGGCTTCAGGCTCGATAAGTCCATCGGACTCACGACTCCGTACAAGAAGTTCATGAATTCTCTTGCGGAGCGCAGGCGTTGCGTTTGCGGGTGCAAATAGGTCGATAACGTGAGCGAGTTTAAGCTTGCTGCCAGCCCGCTTTGTTGGGTCGAAGATAAGGGCGAAAGGCTTGGGGCTTCTAGCAATGACTTCCCGTCGCTCTCTGGCCGTGGCTCGCTCCAGGCCGTCAAGAATTCCGGGCCAGGTGCGGAAGACCCTGCCGCACCCCTGCGCCAGCAGAAGGCGAGACTTCGTGAAGCGTAGCCAGCCAATCGCGCCAATGATCGGAACATTGGTTCCCTCCGTAAGGACCCCCATGTTGGCAACGTGCTGTAGTTCGTCATGTACATCGCCAAACTTCCTGAGTATAAGCCGCCTACGATCCTTTGGATAGTCCGACCTGTTGTTGCCTTCGTCGATCTGGTAACTGGCAACATAGTCTGCTGTCCTGCGCGGGTAGGTCATCGAGTTGATGACTTCCGCTACCTCCTTGGCTTGCGGGACTCCGGGACAGAAGTAGAGCGTCTTCTTGTCGGAGCCGACTTCCTTGACGATGGGGGCGACGAACTCGTGGATCGCCTTGAAGTCCTGCCAGACTTTCTGGACTTGCTCGCTGGTGAAGTCTTTGCCCGACTTCCCTTTGAGCCACCTCCATTGCAGCGATCCAACATGTATGTGCTGAACTCTTGGAGGAACAAGCCAGCCTTGCTCAACGAATTCAGGAAGTCTGCCGTCATACCAACACTCATCGTACATCGACCCAACAAGACCCTGGCCATCAGTACGATCCGGCGTTGCAGTCAAGCCAACCCACTTGCACCCAAAGTATTCCTGCACTTTGCAATACTGACTACTTTCAGTGACACGATGGGTCTCGTCATTGACCAGAAGAGCGATTGCTTTGTCAGGAGCTTTCATTAAACGCTTTCCCTGTAAGGACTGAACAGTAAGGCTGACCACGCCTCCTCTGGCGATCCTGTCCCACTCCCAATCGGCCGTCCTGAAGTCACTCCCTTGTTCACGATAGCACGTCCTTCCCGTTAGAGCCTCGTACTCATTGGCGTTCTGCTTCATGAGTTCGACGCGATGACTAATAATCCCCACTCCTCCGCTGCGATTGGCCAGCCACCATTCCGCAATCCCGGCCATGACTAAACTCTTGCCCGCTCCGGTCGGTAGCACGATCAACCCGCCCCGTGCCACTTTGTCGTGGCGTTCGATGAAGCGGGCTATCGCTTCTTCCTGGTATGGACGGTAGGTGATGGACATGATTGGTTATCAGAATGGAATCGGCTTAATCCACTCAGCACTGGGCCAGGGCTCATCACGCATGAGATACCCGTGACCCTGACAGCAGTAACAGTCGTAGCAGTCTTCCTTGCCTCTGGCCCGCCAACGGCGAATACTGATCTCGGAATGGCTGATCTTCTCGCCACGACAATGCGGGCAAACGGCAGCAGGCTGTTTGTTTTCCAGGTCGGAAGCCAAGTCGCGTAGCGTCTTGTAATACTCAGGTGAGATGGCGTGACCGGAAGGATGGTCAATGACGCGCTTAAGTTCGGGCAGGATAGTATCAAGGTGGTTCTTGAGAACGGCGAAGTGGGCCAGCCCTCCCCAAATGTCGATCAGTGAATCGGGAACAAGAACTCCCTTGATGTCCTGATAGGCTTCGTCTTCCGGTTCGGGCAGTTCATCTTCCTTGGCAATGTCGCCACCGATTACCTCACCCAGCTTCTCCTCGATCTTTCGCTTGGCTGCCGCATCAGCAAGGCTGATCTCGGCGTTGAGAACCTTGTTAATGTCATCGGCGCTTCCCCTGGATGCCAGGACGATGCCCCGGCTTGCAGACGCCCTCGACACATTGGCCATCAACATGATGTCTTTGATCAGGCTGCCCGTCTTGGAACAGCCACGTAACTTGTCGAGCGTGCAGATCATGACGGCGATGATCGTCTTCTGACCCTGGTTCAAATGCCTGCGCGTGTAGTTCTTGGCCACCACGAAGTTCCTGGCCTGCTCGTAGTTGCCCAGGAATTCCTTGTACTCAAACGGATAGCCCAGTTCCACACACACCCGCATACGATTGCGACCATCCAGCAGCTTCCCTTCCCATACCGTGCCAGGATCGTTCCAGATGCCTCCCAGTTCCTTGGCCATCCTGAGCATGGCATCGTAGTCCATCTGATCGGCTTCCGGCAAAGCCGAGCAGAGTTCATGCAGATGGAACTTGGGAACGTCCACCCGTTGCAGAGGCCCAAAGTCCTTTTCAGTGATCTTTCCTATCATGGGTTAGAACCTGTTCTCGTTGACATACTGATCGACCTTCTCAGTAATTTCCTTGGCCCTGGCATCGCCAAGGAACTCGACCAGCTTGGGCCAGTTAGCCTGGACGGAAGCAGCTACGTTGGCTGCATGATTAGTTTCCATTGCCGTCCTGAGCAGATAGGCAGTACACTTGGATATGATTTGCAGCCCAATCTCAGGCGGGCAGCCTTTGCTCTTGAGATCGGACTTCATCAAGTTCATGACCCCGATCCAGTCGAACACTTCCATACCCGTGTCTTCGATGTCCTTCTTGTTGCAGACGTTGGCCAGAGCCTCGTCGTAGTAAGTCTTCCATTGCTCCGGCCAAGCGTTGATGTCGGGAGGGGCGGCAGCCTGCTTGACGGGCGGCTTCTGCTTGCTTGGAACCGTCCCCATGCCGTCACTGCTTCGAGTATCAGGATCGTACTCATCCCCACGCTTGAGCATGAGAACGCTCTCCCAAGCTCGCCTCGTGGCATAAGTTATAGCCTTCCCTGGACCCTTGTCACCCTCATCCAGACCATAACTAGGATCACTTATTTCTAGATACTCACCGCTCTCAACGTGGTAGAGTCTGAAGGTGAAAATATAAGCGTCACAATTCATCCGAACTGACCCACGCTGACCAGACCGCTCGTAGGGCGTGCAATTAGTTTGAACGACTACATGAGGGACCATATGCAGGCCAAGAGCCACCGCATGATCCCTAATAGCCTCCAGCAGGCCATCGTAGGTAGAAATTTTGTAAGGTAAGTTGCCCTTCTTCTCAAGCGCGATGCCTTCAACCTTTTTTGACAACTCGTTGACGGCTTTGAGGACTGCTGTTTTGCTTTCCGACATACGAACTCCTTTTGGCGTGAGCTATGACGATGGCTGCCGGGTTCCAGTTCTTGGCGTTGGCAATTCCCATGTCCTCAGCCATTTGCTTGGAAGCAGCCAGATAGTTAGTGGTAAACAACTTCTCGAAGCCGCAATCCTTGAGGATGCGGACTTCGGTCATCCAAGTAACAATAGACTGCTTCCGTGGCATAGGCTAAATGTTACCAAATGTTTTACCACTGGTCAATCTCGGATCGAAGAATCCTGACGTTTTGTGGAGCCTCGAATCCCAGCACCACTTCAGGCACAGCCTGATTCGTCTTGAGCCCCAGAATGTTCTCGCCACGAATAGGGGTCACGGTGATCGTATCCACAATCCCCTTGAGCATATGAACATGCCCACCCAGGGATTCGATGATTCTGACAAGGTGCTTGTTCTTGGAATAATCGACATGGAGATTGATGGACTCTGGGTATTCCTGGTCAATCTTTCTTGATAAAAGCAGCATCCACAACTCCGTTAGGGAATAATCACCCTTGGCTTAACCTGCAACTCACCCACCCCGCCCACCCCGTAGGTCACTCCTGCGGGACGTTTGGTGATGTCTGCTCCATTATCCCAGTTGGGCTGATAGTAATAGCCCCATTGTTTCCATTGATCAAGAGTGGGAGTTCGTATTCCGATGCGTTCGGCGAAGAGTCCTCCAGAACCACGATCCGACCGGACGATTCCTCTCCCGTAGGACTGACTGAATACGACACTTTCAAGATCGGGCTTGTTGAACTGACTTGCAAGATTGTCACACCTCACCTCCATCTGATCCACCCCACCGCATGGCAGCGAGAGTAGATTGAAATCCGTGTTGCCGACATGGTTTACTTTGTTGCCTTTGATCGAGAGGACGCCCTGGCAGTACGTCCGGCCTTCTGCGAGGGTTGCGATGTCTTCGTCGATCCAGAGAGATTCGACGTGAAGATGGGACCGGAAAGCGTTAGTGATAAAACTTCTTCCGCCTCCGTATTTAAGAGAATTTCTGCAAGTCGTGTTCGATCCGTTGGCAAGATAGAACCCACAAGAATGGCTCGGTCCTGCCCTCCAGTCCGATCCGATATGACAATCAATAAACTCGAAGTTGACAGATTGGATGCCCGCAATCTTAACTGCCGTCGTCCCCATAAAGTGACAGTTAATCGCTTTGAGTTCCGAGAGCGAGTGATTCCCGTCTTCCGTTTTCCCTGTGTTCGTGACATTCTGCCATAACCCCCATGAAGGATAGTGTTGATTATTGACAATGAACCGGCAATTGTCAAACGTCGGCCCGAACGCCTGACCCCCGCTCCAATCGTGCGCCGCCAATCCTGCCCGGCCCCCTTCGTGTGTGATGTGCAAGCCAGAGACGCGCGAGAACTGAGACTCGACTATCAGGGCTTCCCAGTAAATCGAAGGGCTGACGATCCCATCAGGGCAAGAGCGGGTTGTGGTGAGAGCAATTGAGCCGTCATACTCAACCTTGATCGTGCGGTTGTGCTTCTGGGCTATTCCCAGGCCGGGACCCTCCAATGTCGTAAAAAAAAAACCCAGGCTTTTCACCCAGGGCGAGGGGAGCCAGTTTCCGAAGTATTCCAGGTGCAGTGGGCAGCGGATAGGACTCAAAGTCCCCCTTACGACCACAGTTGGCGCTGCAGTGGACCATAATGCCAATTGGAGTTCGTTCGCGTATGACTGGGGAGCGGCAACAGGGACAGGTGTCAATCCAGTCCGATGAAAGTTGAGAATCTGAAACCGATCCATCGTCGCTGGCCATAAAAACTCCTCAGTAGGGCGGTTGACATTGTACGGCCCCCAGGAACTCCAGGGGACCGGCTGGCGATGCCATTGGGTTTCGCCGATCTTTCGCATGTAGAAATAGTAACCTAGGACACCGGGGTAGTACCGATCTGCACGCCTGACCTTTATGCGGTTGTGGTGTGTACGCGGTCGATTGGAATCCAGGGGGCAAACCACGGCGGGTGAAAGTATTGTTTCCCCGTTACAACAAACGTTGCTGTAGGCCAGCTCAACGCCGTCATTGGGAAGTGAATACACTCGGACATCGGGCGCACGGCTAGGCTTGTTTTCGGTTGAGGTTGTCCAATAGGCGGTTGGGGTTCCATTGAACTTCTCCTTGTTCGTGGCAACTCCTCGATGGAACATGCTGAACAGCCAGTCATCTCCGTCAGCGAAGGTGCTGCCCGGCTTGACTACCCAGGAGACAGAGGCTTCTGTTGCGGCTGGAGTCCACGCTGCTGTCCCGGCTCTCCGCTCAAAGACTTGCACTCCGGTTGCTGGATTAAGCCGATCAGTTCCCGCAAAGTTAATCCCATACTCGAAGTTGTCGCATTGAGGGCCGATAAGAGCACTCGGAGAGAGTAAAGAAATACGGCCCAACTTGTCGTAGTGCGCATAAGTGACTTCCCAGTCTCCCGATGGCCTTGGTGCATCTTGTGAAGCGAACTGCCGGCCATCGAAAACCATCGCTTTCTGCGGAGCTTCGACTTTGAACCAACGTGATTTGAATTGCGGATCGTCCGTGTAGACGGTTTGGCCTGACAGCAACAGCACAGCTAAGACTTTGAGCATTGCACCTTCCCCATCAACTCCACCAGCATCTCGAAATACTGGTTGCAGAGCATGTTCACGAGCGAAACGTGATTGACCAATTCCGTTTCCTCCATATTTCCATCCAGGAACTTGCGGTACTGTTCCCGGCGAATCTGATCGGCGGCTTTGAAATCGCGGAGACTGTCAGGGTCCATCACTCCCCCTCAAAATGAATCACAATCGACGCAATCAGCACCAGGGCAATCAAGGATGCCACGATGATTTTTCCAGTGACTTCCCAATGAAAAGGAGTCATACGGGACACCGAACCGCCCCGCCTGTTTCGCAACTGTCGAGGGGGTTGGGCGAGATGGATCAACTCCTTTCTCTAGCGGACAAAAATCGACATAAACCGCCTACCGTCCTGCCCCATGACCCAAGCCGCGCCAGCGTAAGCGTAGTTGTCATAAGTGCAACAACTGCCCCAACCCCATTCAGGTTCCCATGCAGCACAACCAGCGGCAGCAGCCGAGCCGCCTTCAGGGACATAGCCTAGATCGCCTTCCGGCAAATGCCCTGCTATCAATCGTTCCGCTCTTTTGCGTGCGACGATCTGGGCGGCTCTGGTCAACAGCCCATCGCGCTTGAACGGTGGCAATCCACGGGCAGCACGCTTGGCGTTGACCTCATCCAGCGCATCATCCGAGCCAATAGGGTTAGCCTGCTTGGGCGTGGCAGGCTGGACCTCTTGCGGCTTGGGTAACGGCTGACTTCGGGGGATGACTTGACTTGGAACCACTTGCCACTGAACCGGCTGGCAATTGTAGCACGCCCGACGCGAACGCCGTTGGGCATATGCCGTGTCCGTGAGTGTCAGGAAAGCTAGGAGCAGGATCGCTAAACGCATCATTGGCCTCCGATAGAAATGGAAGAATCAAGACGAATAAACTGAAGGTGCATGCCGATAGCGTTGGCTATCGCTTGCGCCTTTGCGCGATGAAGTTCGCAGATTCCAGCTTCATCATGTCCAGGCCAAGTATAACGATAGACCGCATCGTGTACGCAATCTTTCTGGTTGCACTTCAGCTTTGTGTCAGGAGTGGCACACATTTCCATCGTAAATATCTCCAAGAGAATGCCCCCAACTGAGGGCAGCTAATCACATCATCCACCACCACGGCGGAAGACGGAACGCCTGAACACAGGCTGATATTGTTGTATCGTCGTCGTGCCCGCTGGCATCTGGACAAACTGGTGTGAGTGCATGCCGGGAGCAAGGGCCGGAACCGGAATGGATGCCGCAATAGCACCCGTTTGCCCAGGTGAAGATTGCGGTTCCGGTTCCGGCTTTTCCTGCGGCTTGACCTTCTCGCTTTCGACCACCCAGGCCCAGGCTGCTTGGGCTTTGGCAGTGGCCTTGTCGTTGGCATCGACTGGGAGAGCCAGGAACACGGACAGGAGTGCAAGAAAGGTTTTCATGACCCCTCCCAAGAATGCAAGGCGTTTTCTTGCCAAGGGGACATTTCATTTTCCCACTTAGCAGAATTGCGGTCGGCTACGCCAAGGGCTTGATTCCCTGGCTCAGAGTAATCATCATCCCAGCAATGTTCGCAGCAATGAAAAGATTCCTTCTCACGCACAACCAGGCTTACTGCTCTGATTAAACCGCACTTGGAGCAACGTCCTCTCATTGTCGTTTCCTCCCGAATCGTGCAGAGAACCAAAAGGACTGTCAGGATCAACAGTTCCTTTTGGGGTTTGGTCATGTCATTTGCCGAGCCACTTCAGGATGAGGTTGATGATGATCGGGCCGAGGATTTGAATAATCATGAGCCAAGGGAATCCCACGGCAACACGAACACGGTCATCATCGGTAAACACTTCGTTGCCGTTTTTATCTTTGGCGTGCAGCACCTTCATGATGCGCGGGCGAGTCCGCATGTAGCGGGCACGTTCCGGGCTGACTCCCGCCGCCGTGGTAAACGCATCAATGTCAGCCACCGAGAACTCGCGGGGCGATTCAACGTAATCATCGCCAGCAGCACCAACGACGATTGGCCCTTGAACGCCGATCTTATCAATCAGGCTGTAAAGGACATCCTTGAGCGGATTGATGAGCAAGGCCACTGCCGAACTGACCGCAGGGCGAAACGACTCCAACGCTTGATCAGCCGCGCTCTTGAGCCGTGCCTTGTCAACTTTGGTTAAGTCCGGCTTGAGCAAGTCCAGAATGAAGTCGGTAAACCGATTCTCCATCAAGTCGTGTTCCATCATTTTCTCCCTAGTTGGTAGGCGTGGGGACGGGAACGAACGGCCCGAAATACTTGGACAGCATTTGGAGCAGGAATTGGATCACCTTCTTTATTCCGTCGCTCATGCCAGTGGTGTCGATGCCGGACGTATCCTTGATCGCAGCTTCGCTGGCAGCGTGCATGGGCAGCATGACCACGGGCGGGTCTTCTACGCCAAACATTTTACAGATCATGTTGACCAGCCCGTCACGACCTGCGATAAACCAGGACGCTACCTTGTCATCCCATTTGTTGGCCGTGTTGAGCGTGCCGGTCTTGATGCGATCAAGAACCAAGTCTACTGCCTGTTCCACGTCGGTTCTGCTAAGCCAAGCCATAAAGCCTTTCTCCTAGTTAGTTGACGGAGACACAGCGCGAACCGCTATGCCGCCATCAGGAATTGCCTTCTTGCCCATGAGGGTGAACCGGCCCTTGTCCCCCCAACCATCCGTCCATGAGTTGTCGCCTTCGGGCCATACTTCCCCGTCTTTCTCAACAGGAGTATCCAGTTCCACAGAATGTCCCCACCAATTGAAGTCGTAAGCGCCGGGGATGCATAGCAGCAAGCAAGTCATCATTTGGTCGTAGGTCATGTTGCGGTCATAGGCTTGCTTGGTAACGTCGTACCAGCCCTCAGTGATGCGATGGCCGGCAGCATTCTCCCAGGTCGCTGCATTGTCGTGGGATCGACTCATGGACTTCTCAGTCCAAAATTCCACTGATGGAACACCTCGATCACAGATGAATTGCTGGGATAGACCGCACCAACCACCCTCATCCCTAAACCCTTTGATGATGCAAGCCACGGCATGAGCGGAGAGCCTGACGTAAGGCAGATTCATGATGGCCCGTTGATACATCACTGCTCGCGTGACGCTATAGGCCCAGCAATATCCCTGGCCATTCTGGTCAAGCGTGGGCATCTGCTGGCCGTTGGCTGCGATCTCACGCAAATGGCGAAGCGTAGCCTTTCTCTCCCACAGTTCACGGCATCGAGGAATCCACTCGTTGCGAGGAATGACCTTGAGTTGGTCCGGGGCTTCACCGAACAATGGGCGCAAGCCTGAATCGGCTGGAACCTGCGATGGGTCATGCCCTCGGCCAAAGGCTTTTGGGTAGATGATGTCATTGTTCGTGCTGTCGTCGATAATAAAATCGCTCATCCACCGAACCTCTTGAGGAGTGCCATGAGTTCCGTTGTGGTTTTTGGCAACGGCCCTTCATAGCCCGTCTTGCCAGTGCTGATCAGAATCCAAGGCAGCTTGTTCTCCGCGATTGCTTTCTTGATGGAGTCCCTGGCCATCGCGTCTTTCCAGATGGACGATTCACTTGCCCACTTGGAGTCCTTGGCAATGTCTTTGTCGTACAGCCTCCATTCCGGCCAGTTGTTGACCTTGGCGCACTTGGCGTTGAGGTATTGCCGCACCTCCTGAGAGTTGATCGCTGCAATTTGCGATGAAGGAAGGCCGCTATTCTCAAACGTCTCAAGCACCATCAGCACCCGAAACCCTTCCGCAGGAATCGGCGTAGGATCGGGCGTTGGATCAGGCCCGGGCGGATCAGGCGGCTTTGGCCCCTTGCCCACCGTCACATTCACTTCGCCATAGATCGAAGGTGGGGCTTCCTTGGTTACCCCGTTTTGCGCCGCTACTAGCCGCGCCGCACCTTCCTTGTTTCCAATCAGAACCGCCCATCGGAAAGTCTGCGGTGAGAAGTAGTGCGTTTTCTTGACCGTGTCCCCGGCGCGAACTCCCCGGATCATGAACGGAACGCCCGCATCGATCTCGATTCGCTCTACGATGGTTTCATCATTCGTGATCCAAAGCAGCGGACTGGTAGACGGGCTTTCTTTCTTCGGATGCACACACTCGAACTGGTCGATCTCCAGTTTCAGCTTCACACCATCGGCTGCATTGATGATCGCCCTGGCCTTGGCTTCCTCCGCTTTGGCTTTGGCGATTTCTTCTTTGGAGTATGCCCCGCCGACTGTGATTTGCCCGTAGGCGGGAAGGGCTAGGAAGATGTAGAGCAGGAAGGATAGGACTACACGCATTAGATACTCCGTTTCCTTGATGAGATTGACAGTGTACCAGATCGGCAAATTCTTTTCCAGATCATTTTACCCTGATTTTTCGCGTCTCGCCAAACCAGCCGTACATGACCCCCGTATTACGGTCGTAGATCGGCACGCCCCTGGCTTCACACCAAACATCCCGCCCCGCCTCTGTCACAAAGCGGAAGCGAACCACATACTGCCGCCTCTCCGCATGAGCCGCCTTGACTTCCCGCATGACGGCATCAGTATCGTCAGGGTGGAGAATCACCCGCCAGTCCAGACCAAGGAACTCTCGTTCCGTTCGTCCTGCTAGTCGGCACAAGGCAGGATTGACCAAAACGCATCGCTCGTCCGCATCAGTCTCCCAACGGGCAGTCGAGCAAAGTTGCCAGATGGCTTTGAGTTTGAGAATCTCTTTGTGGTCGTCAACGAAGGCGGGAATCGGCGGCTCTTTCCGCCATGAATCGGCCCGTCCAAAAAACAAAGACTGTAACAAAGACCATTGTCAATGCGATGGCAACGATGCGAATACTGCGTCCGTTCAAGGCTTGTGCTCCGGTGGAGGCACGGGAGGAGACGGAAGCTTGCTTCCAAGCCAGCCCGTGATGGCATCTCTGATCTTGTTGGACGTAATGAAGCTCATCAGTACGTCGGCCAACAGGGAGATGACCACGGCAATCAGGAGGACACGATGGTAAAGCGGTGGAGGCCAGAGTTCAATGGCGACGTAGGCACTGGTCCCCAGTCCAAGAATGAAGGACACCATGATGAACGCACCGCGCTTGTAGTACGTCCAAGTATTGACCTCGGTAGCAAACACCTTGTCCTTGAATACCTTGGACCAGTAGCCACCCCAGGCTCCAAGGAACGAGCCACCTACCCAGACAAGCCAAAAGAACGGATCGTGCAGGTGGGCGTTGGCTAAAAGTATCTCATGATCCTCCGGGGTCAGGTCGGCATTGCGCATCAGTCGCGCCTCCCTCTCGCTGTCGTCCTTCTTTCCCGGTTCAAGCTTCTTTGGAACGTCCTGTGGTGGCGGAGGCAGTTCTGCCACAGAAGAGAAGGAAGACGAGGCGCTGTGTCCCAGCATCGTCACCACGCCCAGCCCGGCGAAGATGAACCCAATCATGACCAGCATGGAATAGAAGGTCTGCTTCACGTCTACCTCCCCTGAGCATAGATGTTGCAGGTCGAGGTGTTGGCCCCCGTGGCCACCGTGAACCGCCAGTAGCGGAACAGAGTGTACTGAGGCTGGTTCTTGTAGCCCAGGATGATGTGATCAGTTGCGCCAGCAGCAATCGCCAGCGGCAGGGCCACGGAAACGTCTGCCTCGTCGTAGGCATTGGCCAGGTTAAGCCAACCGCTCGATTCGCCCTTATCATTGCTGACGTACACATCCAGATTAATAGCCACCGAAGCATGCGTGTTCTTGAGTGTGATTGAAACAGAATGCAGGCCCAGCGCGCCTGAGTCGATGACGAGGATATTGGTTTCTGTGGTCGTGACCGGGAAGGCCATGACACGCGAGAACGACAGGTTTCCACGCTCCGTCATGGATGAGTAATTGTGGTCGGCAGCCATCTGAAGCTCCTATGAGAACCCCTACCGCAGATTGCTCCACGGTAGGGGATAGTTTTACCGCAGATGGATTACTTGTAGAGGCTGTAGACGTAGATCAGCTTGTGGATATCCCAAGCTGTTGCGTCATTGACCGTCACCTCTTCGGCGAAGCCGCAAACACCATTAGTTTGACCGAACGTCGCAGCCCCGGCAGCCACAGCTACGTCCTGGCCAAACACCTTGCCCGACCCAGCGCACACCAGGGGCTCGCCGGGAACCGTGGCCACCTGAGTATCGGTCGAGCCGTGATACTTGGCGTAGTGAACACCCTCGATCACGATGCGGAAGATGGCATTGGCTGGAACGCCAGCGGTGTAGCCATCCTCGACAAAGCCAGCAATCTTGTCATTGGCATCGCCCAGAGCGTCGATGTTCTTACGGAAGTCGCCCGCCGTAATACCAAAGGTCACAGCCAGATTTCTGGTCAAGGTTCCACCAGAGGTGTTCTTGACCAGTCGAATCCAGCGCGGCTTGTTGGTACGGTAGCCAGTCGTGCTGCTGATGTTACCTACGTCGTAGTAAACGTGGCCAAGCTTGTTGGTATCCAGTTCGATGCCACGAGTGGTATCGGCAAGTTCGTAGTCACCCTGAGCAAGAGGGCAGACGGCAAAGTGCGGAGTAAGCATGTGTTTGTTTCCTTTCCTTTAGAAACAAGTACAAGGGTCAGGGTTAGACTGTGTAGTTGCCCAGCGGATACCAGAAGCACAGCTTCCGTGGGCTGACGATGATGAACTGGCCATGACTGCGCCCGCCGAACATCACGCCGCTTCCACCAGGAATGTCTTCCTCATGAATGACCATGAGGCGATTCATGCCGGTCGGCCCCATGCTGTGGACGGTGCGATACTCGATGGCGTCCATGTTGACCCCGATCAAGAGGTCGTCGTCGCCGATGTCAATGTCGGTGGCCAGGAAGCAGCCGTTGTGAACGATGCAGGGCAGACCTGTATTCCAGGCATTCATCGAGCCCGTGGTCATAGACCCTGTGGCAGGCGTGGGAACCATTTCGGTGATTTGCCGCTGCGTCGTCTGGAACCGCTTACGCCAGATCAGCATGTTCTTGGTGGACATGAGGATCAGTTCGAGCGGGCCCTTGGTCGCTACCGTGTTGTTCTTGGCTGCGTACTCAATACCGAAGTTAAGTTGGTCTTCACAGTAGGTTTCGTTGAACGCGGCATCGGTCGCACCCCAACCCTGGCTGGTCGTGTTGACCACCAGAGGCGACCAACAGTCAAACTTGCCTTCGCCGCTACCGGCAGGCCAGTAGTGGAAGACAGCCGAGTCCGCCGTGTTGGTGTAGGTGGTTGTTCCGTTGGCTCCGGCCCAGTTGCCGCCAATGGCTCCCAGTGTGGTGTCGTAACCAGCATAGGTTCCGTTGGGCAAGCGAACCTTGCCCTCGTAGCCCTGTCGCGGCGCACCTGCCGTGGCGGTGGCTGCCGTGTAATAACGGAAGGCCGACTTGAGGCCGAACATCGGCATTTCTTCGGTGGCCGTGGTTCCATCCTGAAACATCAGGGCGGGCCACTCTTCCGAGAACGCCTTCTCCACGGAACGCTGCATGTTGGCATAGAGGTCGATGAACCTCTCTTTGCCCATGTTCTGTTCCAGGTCGATCACATGCAACTGTTCGCCGTAGAAGTACGCGCCCCAGTTGAGTTGCGGCATGCGCAGGTTGTCAGCCGTGACAAACGTGGGAGGAGTATTGCGGCCAAAGCCCGTGGGGCGCTTGGCGTTGGCGAACAGCGGCCATTCCACGAATCGGCCACCGCTGGGGCCGGTGATGCGGCCACGGTTGGACATGAACGACAAGAGGTGTCGCTTGCGAATGGTGAGGTCGGTGGTTTGGTCGAGGCGCGCCTGCCATGTGGCAGTGTACTGCTGGATGGTGGTCGTACCAGGCATGGAATGGACTTCCTGTAGTCAAAAGTCCATCAGATTTTTTCAACAGTTATCGACCGCGAATGTGCCTTAGATAGTCCAAGCCTGATTTGCCATCTGGAATGTTTGCCAAATCTCTTTGCAATGCCGTCCTGAAATCCATCGTCGGTTGCTGGTGGCCGTTGATATTTGCCACCTGTGCAGCCCCCGTGTTTTTATGTGCCGCAAACAAGCTTGTCAAGTCGTCATGCTTGACTTGAGCCGGTGGACTCTGTCCGCCAGCCGCCTGTTTTTGATTCGCCTGCTTGAGCGCCTGCCTGTCCTTGGCGATTCTGATCGCCATCTTGGCCAGGGCAGCCTTGCTCTGGAACTGGCCTGTTTGTTCCAATTCCTGAGCAGCGATGTTGAACTCTACACCAAGAGGCGAGAGCTTGTCAATAGCCTGTCCATCCATTCCGAACTCACGGGCAGGGCTGCCATCCGGACCCATCTCAAAGAGATCGTTGCGATACTGCGTCATGAACTGGTCGCTCTCCCACCGCTCGCGTTCCTTGGCCATGCGCTCATCAACAGCCTTCTGGATCGTCTGTTCGTGTTCGGGAAGGAACCCGCCCTGAACCACTGTGTTCTGCCTGACGGCCCGGACCTGATCGTTCCAGTTCTTATCCTGAGCCACCTGTTGGAAATACGGGTGGAGAACAGTAGGAACCCACTGCTGGGTCTGCGGGTCACGGGCGATCATCGTTTCCCACGAAGGAGGAAGCGGCTTCTCGGTGAGTTGTTGTTGCTGCGTCTGTTGGGTAGGCTGCACTTGTTGTTGCTGAACTTGCGCTTGCGACTGGTACTGCTGCGCCTGCTGGCTACGAAGGTACTGAACTGCCTTGATGCCATTGAGCATCATGTTGCTAATGATGGCGGGGTCAGACGGAATCTGATCCACAGAAACACCTACGGCTTGAGCCAGAGTATTCCTGAAAGAAGAGAATTGATCAACTTGCTGCTGCTGAACTTGCTGCTGTTGTGGCGGCTGCTGAACGACTTGCCCAGTCTGGGGATTGATCGGAGCGTATTGAATTTGAGGCGTGGTTTGAGGAGCCTGCTGGATGGGTTGTTGAACAGGTTGCTGTTGTACTGGCTGCTGACCTTGAGGCTGCTGGAATCCACCTACCAAATCCGTTGACATCAAATGTCCCTTGTGCAAGAGAATCAACGGTGGGAGAGCGTAAGCTCTCCCCCACCGCACTGTTGAACCCCTCTGATGTATGGGGCTAAACGCGATTCTACATCATGGAACTATGCTGTCAACAGAAGTTTGCTACCAGGATGCTCCCGGCAACGCTCCTTGCTCCTGACGTGCTTCGTGCCCACCATTCCCATCGCCACCATCATCCTTGCGATCCAGGAACAAAATGTTATCCACCTCGATCACGATCTTCTGCTTCTTCTCGCCAGTCGTGCGATCATCCCATCGTTCCAATTGCAGCCGTCCTTCAAGATAGCATTGCTTCCCCTTGGCCAGATACTTCTCCACCAGGTCAGCATTCTTGCCGTACCCCCCCTTGTTGAACGCCTTACAATCCAGGAAGCAAGGCTCTCCCTCCCACTTGCCCGTATCATTGTTCTTGACGCGCTTGCCCGTCACGGCAAAGCCAAAGTTGGCTACCTTGCCGCCATTCTGGAACGTCCTGATTTCAGGATCACGAGTCAGCCTGCCAATCAATTGGACCTTGTTCAAATCCGCCATAGCGCACTCCCTTAAAAAGGTTGGATACAAACACTTTAACAAAAACGAGACTTCGGCTCAAGATTCTTCTTGATCTTTTTTCCCAAATAGTTTACTATTTAACTCAGCCGGGACGCTGAAGGTGCAGAGGGATGCAGTGATGGACGAAGGCGCGATTATACGAATGTGGCTTGAGTCAAAAGATGTGGCACTCAAGGATGATGATCTTGTCGAATTGGGGCGTTGCGACGATGCAACCGCGTATCAGTGTCCAACTGGGAAAAAGGACCACGTTGCCTTGCGCATGTTTGAAGAACCTGAATTACCTGCAATGATCCTCAACTGCTTTATTTGTAAAAAACAGTGGGTCATTGCCGCCACAAATTCCAGTTACGCCAGCGCCTCTATTGCAATAGAAGAAGCACGCTTTCTGCGTCGTCTCGAACTCTCATCTGAGTTCGTCAAAAAAACATACAAGGAACCATCTAAGATGACTGGCGAAGAACTGGCATCTATACACCACAGTCAAGGAATTGACCCAGAGTCCATTTCCGCGATCCTTAGATTCTTTTTCTCAAAGGAAGTGATGAACGATTACCATTCAGCATGGGAATTGCACTGCAAGACCGGCAGTAATCGTGCCAAGCCCCACAGGGAGACTTAGCGATGGAAAAGATCGAAATCACAATCGACAAAGAGGTTCTAATGCGAATGCTTTCGCAACGGACATACAGCGCAGCAATCCTGGAACGGGATTACTTGCAAGGAAGAGACGCGATGCGGGAATCATTGGAAATCAAAGATACACAGATGAGTCAGATTCATTTAGTGGTGTCCCGATGCAAAGTGGAAAACCTGCTCTTGGCGAAGAGAAGCAGGAGACGTAGCGATGGACGATTACGACTATGATGACGAGATGGTACGGGACGGTTCAGCGGTTTATGTGGCGGTCTCGGAAGAGATGAGGCCACGGGTGACACAGAGGCAGCCGAGTTTGTTTGACGTTTCACGGGATGGGGCGAGGGCATGACGTTTGGATCATTGTTCTCTGGCGTGGGCGGAATGGATTTAGGACTTGAAAGGTCTGGTATGGTTTGCAAGTGGCAATGCGAGATTGATCCGTTCTGCCGCAAGGTACTGGCCAAGCACTGGCCGGGGATTCCGTGCTACGAGGATGTCAAGCAAATTGGGGCCGACGTTCCGGAGATTGACTTACTGTGTGGCGGGTTTCCGTGCCAACCACACTCCGTCGCCGGCAAACGCAAAGGAAAAGACGATGACCGCAACCTTTGGCCAGAGTGCATTCGGCTTGTTCGACTGCTTAGACCCAGTTGGTGTCTGTTTGAAAACGTCCCTGGCATCCTCACTACGATCTTTGGGGATGTCGTCAGTGATCTTCGAGGAGCGGGTTACGAAGTCAGGCCACTGGTACTGGGCGCTGAGGACGTTGGTGCGCCGCACAGAAGGAAGCGAGTGTGGATCGTGGCCTACCACCAGCCAGCCAGATTACAAAGGAGCGGTAACAGCCAGCAGGAATGTGGCAACCGGCATTTGAGCAAGGGTTGAGTGGATGGATTAAATTAAAGCACGTTCAAACCCGCTCCCAACTCCGCAACCTGCTCGCGGTACTGGGGATTAAGACGAAGGAGAAGGACAATGGATAAGCCGACGTTGCCCAAACGATGGCAACCGCCTTTTGAAGCAGTTGATGACGGTGATGGAAGGTGCTCTGTTTACGCTAGTGACACTTATGTGTGCATTGGTGATTATGCACGGCTTCGAGATGATGAAGCTAAAGCCATCGCCTACGCCCTGAACCAGGTCTACGGCCCGAACGGACTTGAGGCTGAGAACGAGCGGCTGAAATCCGCCCTTGAATCAATTCAACTTGTCGTCAGGGCGCAAAAGGAAGATGCCCCTGAGATGGCATCTGTCAGCAGGTTGCAGTATCTGCACCAAGTTATTGATAGTGTTGGGCAAGAACTGAAAAAGCGGGTTGCGCTTTTGGAGAATCCACAGGACGAATTGTGAACCAAGAACCCGAAAGGAAGGTGAGAGCGATGGCCTGGGTGTTTAAGTTCGGGCAGATGGTGCGGCACATTGATACTAAACGGATCGCGTTTGTGATTGCCGACAGTGCTCCTGCGCACGCTTATGTCACGGTTTGGCCAAGCGGCGCGCCGGAACCCGCTGAATGGCATCGTGCAAACATCGAACCCATCCCCACCGGCGACTGGCGGGAGAGGTGGGAGGAGAAGTCGAAGCATGGATGGCTGGTTCTTTATGTAAACGAGCAGGCCGCTCTTTCCGTACAGCAAGTTGCACTTGGCATAGATGTTGTTCGCGGCCTTGGCGACCTCATCCCCCGCATCCCGCCCGCGAAAAGAGAGCGAATTGGAGCAACTGAAAAAGCGGGTTGCGCTTTTGGAGAATCCACAGGACGAATTGTGAACCAAGAACCCGAAAGGAAGGTGAGAGCGATGGAACACCCAGCGATAAAAGACGCAAAAGATATCTGCACACGGTATCGCAAGTGTGGTGCCATCATTGTGAGTTTTGATGGGAACCTGTTTCATTGCGCCTCTTATGGCTTCACTCGTGCGTGGTGTGATGAGATGCGGAAGGTTGTTGATCAGTTTTACAAACTCATCGAATCAGAAGTAATCGTCATAACCCCACCCACCGGGCGGGAGAGAGGAGAGGATGAAAACGTATAGGATTTGTAATCGAAAAATGGCAGAGAGCGTGGGTATGCAAGGCCGAGTTTCGTGCTGCCCATTGCACACAATTCACGGACATTGCTTGCGAGTCAACTGGATACGCCTCACGGTGGGCATGGCTGGCATTTTTGAAATGCTGGTGTAATCAGGCGAGAGCCGAGAAAGGATGGATGTGATGGAAGTTCCAGAAGGCACTTACTTCAGCGGACTTGAGGCTGAGAACGAGCGGCTGAAATCCGCCCTTGAATCAATTCAACTTGTCGTCAGGGCGCAAAAGGAAGATGCCCCTGAGATGGCATCTGTCAGC